TGTCAGCCGTGAGAGCGGCATATATTTGTCAAGGTACTTGATATGGTGCGTTTACGCTAACACTCCTGCGGACAAGGAAGCAAAAGTGCGTGACCTGAACACTTACATGACGGAACTGGCAACGGATATGTCTGAAATCATCAACGATGCCACACCGGAAGAGAAGTCCGTCCTTAAGAGTAAACTGTCCGCACTGGTAACAAAAATCGGATAACACACATAAGGGGCTTATTTAGCCCCTTTTATGTTGGAGGTGGTAAGATGTTCACGATAAATGGTATCGTTTGGAATTTAAGGCTTGTAGAGCCACACAGCACTATGCTAATGCGTTCTGATAACACATACACGTTTGGAATGACAGACAGAAATACGCAGTGCATTTATATTTCCAACAGAATCAATGGCTCATTCTTTGACCGTGTTCTCTGCCATGAGTTGTGCCATGCGTTTGCATTTTCATACAACCTTACCATGCCGATTGAGGTAGAAGAGATTGTTGCAGACTTCCTAGCCACTTATGGAAGAAATGTGTTTACACTGGCTGATGAAATTATCAAAGATTACATGAGAATGCTTGCGTAGTGCTTTTACAAATGCTATAATTAATAGTGACCAAACTATAATTTATACCAGCTGAACAGTAGCAATACTTTTCAGCAAAAGCGCATCAAACATGTATTTTTAAAAGAAGAGTGTCCTTGTCGTGGAGGACATTCTTTTTTTACACAAAAATAAGGACATTCCGTAGAATGCCCTTAAAATCCTATATTCTATTGTAATTTTATGACTTCTTTATGACCGGTCCATATACTTGTTTCATATTCCAGTTCAATACTCTGTGCATCCTGTGGAACTACAAATGCAATTTTGTAAGAGGTATTTCTTCCACTTGAAATATTCGCATTCAACGAAGAGTTTTCCACAACAATGTAATTCTGTTCGCAATCTGTATTGTCTGCGTAGCACTGGAAATCATAAATGCTTACATACTTATCATCTTTGCTGTTATTCTGATAGGAAACATCAATCATTATGTATTTCATTCCGTCTGCCGGAGTGTTCCAACCGTATTCATCCTCATAGTCAGTGAAATCAAGGTCAAAGTCATTGATTGTGACTTGCAAGCCGTCCGCATCGAATGTGTAACCGGGAGAAATGACAGTATCTGACTTATTTATGATAGGCTCCGGTGCCTGTTCCTCTGTAGATTCTACAGAAACTTTTACTTCTGCAATAGGTATAGTAACATCGTCACCAGGTTTGTTACCTATGTTGTAAACTATGATTGCAAGAACACACCATATAATAGCAAACCATGAACCAGTATGCAATTTATTCTTTTTATCACCAGTAGCAATGTCGATTATTGCAAGAATAACAGCAACCGGAAGAGTAAATGTCAAAATAGAAAACACAGCCGCCAACGTACTTAATGTGCTCTGCTTTTTCTTAGGCGGCTTTTGATTGTTCTGAACTGTCTGATTTTTTTGCTGTTCCAAAATGTCAATATCAAATTTAGACATGCAAGAATCACAATAACCTATTCTGTGATATATCGGCAGTCCTTTTTCGTCCGTAGCCACTTGTTCCGGAACAACTCTCATTTCTTTACCACATTTGTAGCAATTCATAATATTTCCCCCTATAGGTTTTATTAAAAATCTCATTTTTTGAGACTTTTTTCGTAAAAAATTTTTGGTCAACCGTTTTGATACCCCCGTAGGTCTGCATTTTCAACCGAAAATCTCGTTTTCAGAGGTTTTTGAAAGAAAAATTTTTGACAAAATTATAATGCCTTTTTCAAAATACCCCCCGGGGTAGCACTTTTCAAGCTGAAAAATCCGTTTTCAGAGTTTTTTCGCAGATTTTTTCAGACCGATTCAAGGCGTAAAACACCTGTTCACTTTTGCGGTGCAAGTCCTGGACCGGTCACCAGGTCAACGTGTCGCAGCTTTTCCAAGGTCTCCGACTGCCGAAAGCATGGAATCATACGCAGACAGCAACAGCTCCGCAGATTCCGCAGACAGACCACCGGCGGCATTCTCTACCCTTATGACGGTTTCCAACCGTTCCCCGGCATCCGCTACGATCTCCATGATATCGTATACATGACCGATTCCTACTTTTCGCATTTTGATAAAATCCCCCTTGTAATATTTGATTTTACACCAAGACAGCGCAAGCCGTCAATATATCTGGGTGCAGGATCTGACCGGATCCGGTGGAAGAGTAACACAAATAGACCGCCAGGCGGCATCAGATCCCACTGAACACGACAAAAAGACGGTTGTAAGCCGTCTTTTATCTGTTTTCAAGTTCAAAAATTGCCCACCGCAGGGCGGCGGCTGTCTCTGTGTCGTGTTCTCGTTCCGCACACTCTAACAGCTTGTAAAGTCTTTCAAGGTTCTTTTCTTTCATCCTGGCAACCTCCTATTTTTAATTTTTGGGTAAATTTCACCCATAAAACCGCCGCCGGTAGTGATCCGGCGGGCATCCTCTGCGGCGGCTATTGTTCGATGATTTCAAAGCATTTTTGTATTTCTTCCAGGCTATGACAGCATTCCCCGCCGGGATAGCGATATATAGCCATATAATCTCCACCGCCTAAAGGTTGCATATCTTTCAAATACGCTCTAAAACCTCCGTTTCCTTTTATGATATTTGGGTATCCATCTTTTCGCATTTTTTCAATTCTTGTCATGTTCCTATTCCTCCATATTTTCAATTTTTCCCGTTTCCGGGTAAAAGCAAGCCGGGACTCGATCCCGGTTGTAAGCCTGTCTTACTTGCTTAACTCTCTGTAATATCTGATGATGTACCAGGCAGCAATGTCGGAAAATAAAGCGGTTATAATTTCCATACTGTCAACCTATTATTTTGCCTTGCTTGCGTGTTTTTCAAGTTCCCTGAAAAGCAAACAGCAAGCTAATTTTTCGGATTCTTCCTCGGTGAATTTTTCCTTTTCTTCTTCTGCCTGCTCCAAGATTTTTCCCACCCAGTCGGATGCAGAACGTAAATAAATTTCATCAGATACAGGGAAAGCGGTTGGAAGTCCTGACATCCAGTCAATAAATAATTCTTGACGGCTCATTCTCCTGCAATCATATTTTACTTTTTCAATGTAAAATGCGTTCATGATATCTTTACAAATATCGTTGTATTCTTTCTTCGCTTCCCTGCCGTTAAAGGTATAATATTCTTCCGCTGATTCGTAAGCGTCAATAATTTCCTTTTTTATGTTCTCCATTGCCTTTTTACAATTTGTTTTCAACATATTGCTTTTACCTTTTCACCCGTGTTATAATTTGAGTGCCTTTCTTTTTGGGTGCCGGTGTTCGCTTGGTAGGTGGTCACCGGCTTTATTTATTTGTTGAGATAACTATAACAGATATAAGGCACAAAAACAAGATGCAATAATATACAAATATAAGGCACAAAATAATCTTTTTTATTGTACAAAATGCATAAGGCACAAAAAGAAACATGATTATATTATAGTAGATAAAAAATAATATTGACATATAAGGCACAAACAAATATAATAAAGATACATTTATATAAGGAGGTGCAAACAATGGAGCGAAAAACAACAGACGCAACAAGGAAAGCAATTTACAAATACGACAACAAATTCGAACGGGTGAATTGCCGTTTTGCAACTGGCACAAAAGACCGTATCAATAAATTAGGTTATAAGAGTGTGAACGATTTTATAAAATTAGCTGTTGCGGAAAAACTGGAGCATGACGAAAAAATATTGAAATAAGGCACAAAAACATATTTACATATAAGGCACATAATGTTATAGTGATATCACAATATCAAACAAGTGATATCACACTAATGATGTCATGATATCACAGCCATGATATCACAAGAAAAGGAGGTGCTAAAATGGCGGAAACATTTAACCAAATGATTAGATTCCCGAAAGACCTAGAACCGCAGATCAAAGCGCAGGAAGAAAAGAACGGTATAAGCGTCAACCAGTTTGTTATAGGTGCCGTGATCGCAGCATTGCAACCAGTACAGCCGCAGGCAGTGACAGAGCAACCGAAAGAAACACCCGTGACAGGCTCTAAAAGCCCCATAGACGAGAAAATCGCACTCATGCAGGCAAATGAACGGCTACACGCTTTACAAGCCAAAACAGCGGCAGAAAGAGCCGCTAGAGAGCATGGAGAAGTTGCACCAGTCGTTAAACATCCTCCGAAATGGGCAGGCTTACCCGGACAGCGACCAGACGAAAGCAACGTTGAATGGGTAGAACGCAAGAGGAAAGAAGCAGAAGAAATTTACAAGCAAGGTATGGAACGAATACAAAGAGAAAAGGAGCAGAAAGCATGACAGGAACACCGGAACAGATCACAGAAAAGAAAGCTTACCGGATCCGGTCAAATGTCCGGCAGTTCTTCCGGTATTACCGGGAGCAACTGGAGCATACGGAAAAGCCGGCTTTAAAAGAATTTAACCGGGCAGAACTCCAAGCACTGGAGACAGTGCAAGCGGAAACGCTCCAAGCACTGGAAAGCATGACAGATGCAGAGTTATTGACCAGCAAAGCCGCATACGCTGACAGGGCATTAATTGACCGGATCACAGCGAGAGCGGAACGGATCAGAAGGACAAGTAAACAAATAGCATAAAAGAAAGGTTTAAAGGTGGAAATTATGAGAATTAACGGAATCGGAACGGTAAGAAAAGAAGAAGCAATGAAGATATTAACAAGAGATGGTCGGGAAGCTGTAAAAAGCGGAGAAATTACACCGGAAGAACTAGGACAGATGTATAAATTGGAGCAGATCAAGAAAGCTTCAAAAATAGGTCACTGCGGGGATACGTTCCGAGCGAATTATGACAGAATCCCGGAGGACCTGAAAGACCAGCTTACACCGGACCAGCTCGGCCGGCTTGTAGATGCCTTTTATAAGTGCTACGGAGAGGGAAAAAACGATAATAGAGATTAAACAGCAAGAGAGAGGATAAAACCTCTCTCTTTTTCTGCGTAATTACAAAAATTACAATTGTTTCAATCCTTTATCCTCCCGGAGTTGGCGGGAAGATCTTCCGGCATCCATCCACACCGGAAGACAAAACAGTTTTTTGCTTTACAAGAAACATAATTATTTCAACCCTTGCCCGCTGGAATCGGTAGCGGGACCATCACAGCGACCATCTACGCTGTGAGACTGTTAAAAGCATACCACACAACGCTTATATTGTCAAATATTTAAGCAGGTTGTTACACCTGCTTTTCTTGATCTATTTTCACTGCGACATTTTAACGTGTTAAATTTTGTAGACAAATTGTAGACAAATTGTAGACGCAAATTAAATAAAAGGAGATTAGATAAAATAAAGGTTAGATAAAATAAAAATAAATAAGAGCAGAAAGACATTGTATAACCAAGTATATATAAATAATAGAGCTGACCAGCTACCACCAAACACCCATCTGCAAAAATCACCTGTCTGTCTGTCAAATAACCCCATTTGTCAAATTTAACCACATGATATTTTTTAATCGCATGATTTTTTATTGCTCAAGATCACCGGCAGACATACCACAATAACAAATCGTCAAATGCGTAAAAGGTTGTGATATTATGTTGTGGATTTTTTAATAGTCCTTGTGTTATGATTAAATCAGTTAGGGAGCCGACGCTAACACGGTGCGAGTGACAGCGGTGCAAATCCACCCCCCTCTGGATATACAGCCGCCCAGATTGTAACCAAGACCACCGGAGCCGACAGACCGGAAACGATCAGAAGTCACTAGCTGATCACTTTTTTAGATTTATGTTTTACTGATACACGTTGAGGAGATCAAAAAAACATGGGTTTATTAAGTGACGCCTAGTGATTTTTTATGCAGATTTTTAGGAGGTGCAGAGCATGGAAAAAGTCGAAAACACAGAAACATCCCAGGTATATGAAAATGACATGGAATTATACCTATCCCAGTTCTGCAAGGATCAGAAAATCGAGGATATTAGACAAGAGTCTCAAAGCGTCTGGAATGCTGCTCTTATGTATATTAAACGTCATGCATTTAATGAGCCTGATTGTCTCAAGTCTAAATCCCTTGTAAATACTACTGGATCATTTACAGGTGGAGTTAGTAACTATAACGCTTATAACTATGATTTAGTTAACCGTATATGTGATTATTATATATATATGTGTATGATGTATGATAAAGAGGTATCAGCTATAGGATTTAGCTTATTAACAGGTATAGACAGATATACAATAGCTACATGGAGAGATGAGGGGACTAAATTAAGTCCATCGTGTTCTGACATCGGCAAAAAGATATCGGATTTCCGTGAAGAGTCTTTAAGCGCAAAACTTGCCACAGCAAAGCGCAACCCTGTTGGAATCCTGGCAATCCTAAATCGTCACTACGGCTGGAACCTTCCGGGAGTATCGAGAGAACAGCAGAGCCACAAGCAAGCCTTGACCGCTTCGGATCTGCCACAGTTAGGCGGCACAAATGGACAAAATACATCAATGTTGACTGATTCCGGAGCGTATGACGATAGCAACGTAGATGCGAATGAGTAGCAACAACCTTGGAAACATGCGGAAATACTGGATGGTTAAGGATGTGTCAATAAAGACTGCGTGAAAGATTAGTTTAACGCATAGTTGAAAATCCACATAACACACCGGGGGAGGGGGTCTGACAGAATTTGAAAAAAACCCCTACCTTAGTCCCTCAAATTTCCTCAAAAATAAAAAGACCCATTAAGGAGATACGCAATGGAAAATCAGTGTAAAGGATGTTGTGGCACTTGCAAATATGGAATATATAACACGGTGGGAGCTTATGTATGTATTAACGGAGATAGTAAATACGTGACAGCTTTTGTAAAATACAGTCATGTTTGTGATAAATATGAGAAGAATGCAGAAATGTCAGATAACGTAAATCACCCCAGTCATTATGAGACAGGAAAATATGAGTGCATAGATGTGATGATTGAGACTCAGGGGATTGAAGCTGTGAAGAACTTCTGCATCTGCAATGCTTTTAAATATCTTTACCGGCATGATAATAAAAACGGTGTAGAGGATGTTCGGAAAGCTAAGTGGTACCTGGACAAGTATCTGGAACTGGTTGAATCAGACAAAGAGAAGCTAAAGAAATCTTTTGAAAACTTGGAAAGAAGCATTGAGATTATTCAAAAAAATTGGAAAATACCGCCAAATATTGAAATTGCTATACCGCTTTGCAAACATGAATCTGAAACAGACAATGATGAAAAAGTTTGTGTGGAAGAGGATTTAAGTAAAGTTGCAACAATTCCTACGTTAGATACAGGATCAAGAGCGCATAACCCACAAACTGCTAAGAATTTTGCAACTTCTGTATGAATTTACAATGATCGAGGTCACTTATGCAGATCTACGGAAAAGAGATTAAAGACGAATGTTCAAAATGCGGTGAAGTCCTGCAATGTGAATTGTTTCTGCAAGGTCATGGAATTAAGAGAGACCGTGAGAACGTTACGGAAATGGTTAGCTGTCAGATGAAGCACCAAAAGAGCAGACTTGATAAAGAGCCTAAAGGGGAATTGCCAGTTAAGGAGAAATGCGAATTGCCACCTGAGATTAAAGAGATTTACACAGAGGTTTGGAAAATCCATAAAGAGTGTGCTAATCCGAAAACGGATGATGATTGGTCGTATCTTATCAGACAGGGCAATCTGCTGATTAAAATGCACAACAATAGCCAGTTTGCTAAAGCACTGGTAATGGCAATGATAGATGAAATTGAAGGAAGGACGAAGAAAAAATGCTTGGATTCATGATCTTAAAGATAATGACAACATTAGTTTTTGCAGTTTTTGGAATATCTGCTTTGTGGTATGCTCCAAAACAGAAAGCGGCATCAGACGGAGTAATTTTCTTCGCACTTGCAATGTTCATTGCATTTGGAATAACTTTTATGTGGGTATAATATGTGGTTGCCGGAGATTATGCGAATTATCCCATATCATATTGTTGAATGGGTTAAATTCATAAAGCCATTGTTATTGCCGAATATTCTATGTTGTGTTGGCATTGGATATGTGTCCGAGAAATCAAGGCATCAAGAGTGTATGCAGCCTGTGTGTGGGAAATGAAAAATGAAATAATGCGTTCGACAACACAAAGTTTTACAGAGTACCGTGCGCAGGCGTGACAATTAAGCATAGGGTGTTTCACGAAAATAATCCGGGAGCAGATGGTCTCTCTCCCGGAGTTTAGGGCTATCGCCAAGCGGTAAGGCACAGCACTTTGACTGCTGCATCCCAGGTCCGAATCCTGGTAGTCCTGTTTCGCAGATGTTTTCTTCTTTCGGTCTTTGCCATCTGCGAATTGTCTTCCATACTTTTCCATTGGAGACACTCCTTTCACCTCATAGCGGAATGCTGTTAAGAGCCGTCACAAGGCTCGTGAGGGTTTAACCGGTTTATGATAGCCCGGTTTTTGCGGAATACCGTTGTAGGTTTTAATCCGTGGGTTGTCAGTAAAGACATTAAAATCCCGCACAGCCATTGCGGACATAAAATTGGCGTAGGTGGTTGGGTCGCTCCCAACTAGCAGGTAACTGGCGGATGCCCTGCGAAAATAAAAATAGCCATAAGTGTTGCGCTGCGTCAGCGCCTTAAATGTAGGCATACAGCTTATGGAAACGCACATTGGGATGTAGCGCAGTTGGCGAGAGCGGCTGTCTTATACACAGTATGTCATGGGTTCAAGTCCCATCATCCCAATAGGTGTTGTTGCAAGTACACTCCGAGTATGCTTATTACAGAAGCATAGGGGATAAATACACCGGTTAATGTTTATCTCATGGGAACTTGATAGAGCCGCTTGCGGCTGACTAAAAGATCCTTGGGCAGAGGAAAACCAAGTAAAAAACCTCCCCTTGCAGATATGGTGTAATGGTATCACAGTAGCTTGCTAAGCTATCCAGCAGAAATGCTGTCAAGGTTCAAATCCTTGTATCTGCGTTTATCTTTATCTCCACTTAGTCTGGCACTACTGCAATAGTTCAGGTCGATGGGAGATGTATGGATAGTAGTTGCTCATTATCGGTTAACGAAAAACACTTCTGTGAGTAGAATTTGCAGATTCAAAAGCAGTCGAGCCTTGTTTGGGTCGGGTGGGTTCGACTCCCACGGCAACTATTCCCTGTCTAAAACGTAAGCCACATACGATTAGCGAAAACCAAGCCTATGAAGTAGAGAACAGACAAGACTGTGAGATTGTGGATAGTCAGTGACAAGTGGGCGGTGCACATTTGGTTATGGCAAGCGCAAGCCATAAAAGGTTTTACGGTGCGATTCCCATGCATAGCTTTAGTGGAAGAGCGGCATCTGCATAGGATGTGTGTCGGCGGTTCGATTCCGTCTGCATGGGTTACGGAGGACATGAGGATGAATGGATTGAAAGATTATCAACCAAAGACAGAAGCATTACGAAATTTTGGCATAGATGTTTCCAAAGAAGCAGTAGAAAAATACGCTTTGGAAAAATTTGGAAGGATACCTCAAAATCAGATTGAGAGAGATTCTGCGAGAGACTGTAAATTGATGGAAGAAAGCAGAAGGATTATGAAGCAAGGATTTGAAAATGTGTAAATTTTGTGAAAAGTGGCATGATGAAAATACAATCTGCGGAGCTGAAATAAAAATTCATAAATGCGCAAATGAAACAAATTTGACATGTGCACAGATTATGAAGAATACCTGCGATAAAGTGCCAGGTATCGTGATTTATAAAGGATGTAAGGCGGCAGGCTACTTTGATATTGCATTTTGTCCGATGTGTGGTAGAAAGTTGGTGTAGGAATGAAGTCATTAGAAGAAATATTTTTCAGAGCTTGCGTGAATGAGCAGAAAAGAAAATCACATTCAATCGATCGGGAATTGAGCATAAGAACTATTGGTAATATTTTTGAAAGGCTTGGATTTTCGTACAAGCAGTTAATGTATTATGTCAGAAAGTGGTGTGACAGGGGTTTTTATGATTATGGAGTAACACTTGACTTAGGATGGTTTGAATTTAATAAGTTGACCGGAGAATATAAGCAGATTTATGATTCTATGACAAGTACGGACGGATGGAAAGATGGAGAACTTGCAAGTTATATTGTCAGTAATTCGTTTAATCAAGAACGGATAACAAATTTTGCATTGAGAAAGCATCTTGGAATTGGAAATGATGAGGACTTCTTCAATCCATACAGATAGGGGGCAACTAATGAAACATATCAAAGAATGGAACACTTGCGATAGGTGCGGAGTAGAAATAAAGAATACACTTATTAGAAAAGGAAAAGCGAAAATTAAGTCAAAAATCCAAAAAGGTTACCATATTGATAGCTTGCTTGACAATTTTGGAATTATTTTGTACACAGAAGAAAAAGAAATTGACTTATGCCCTAAATGCCGGAAAGAGTTTAAGGAGTGGATGAAGAATGAATAACATTGATAATCCTTTATCCGGGTATCAATCGCCACCTAAAGAAGCATTGATAAATTTTGGTATAGATGTTTCAAAAGAAGCGGTAGATAAGTACGCTTTGGAAAATTTTGGAAGGATACCGCAAAGTTTTATTGAAAGAGATTTTGCAAGGAACTGTAAAGTGATGGAAGAAAGCAGAAGGATTGTGAAATAAAATGAAAGACACGATATTATACATCAGTGATAGAGAAGAAAGAGTAGTAGATTTCTTAAAATATCTTCAAAAGAAACTGGAAGATAATAAAAAGTGGTGCGATTTAGATTATCAGCACGATATTTTAAAAACTGAAAATTATGATATTGTTGGAAAATCATTTTATGGAAGTCGTTTAGGGTGTGGATATGGGCATTGTTTATATTACTGCATCGATGAAACAATTGATAAAAACAGAATGACGGATAAAGATAATCAACAACTAATGGAAATACTGTTTCATGTTAGAGAAGGAGCAAAAGAAGTATCCGAACAGGAAATATTATATATGCTTGATATGAAAGTAGGTGGATGAAAAAATGAGTATGACGGCAGTAATTGAGAGCATAGAACGTGATGCGTTTCGACAGGTCACACCTAAAAACATCGGTAATATTGAAAATGTAAAAATTGAATGTACAACACTGGGAGAAGACCCGATTGTAGTGGCAGATACAAAGGAAGACGAGGAAGCTTTGAAAAAATGTTTTTATGTAAAACTGTCCGAACATCGTTGTAGCAAATGCAACCGCCTGTTAGGTAAATTCAACGGACAGGCTGAAATCAAATGTCCAAAGTGTGGGAAAATCAATATAATCGGAGTAGAACGATGAAATTTTGTTTCGGAGATATTGTTGTTGTCGAGGAAAATCAGATAGGTGTTGTGGTTAAAAGCTGGTGTAAATCACTCTTAGGAGCAGAAGCAAGCCATGATGTGTATGTGAGAACGACAGGACAGATTGTAAATTACCCGGAATCGAAGATACAGAGGTATATGGTACGCCATAAATATCTTGATGAACAGGAAGTCGAGTGGAACAATAATGCCGTATATGGCAGATAAATATAGCATTTCAGAGCACCAGTCGTAGAGTGCATACGCAGAGAGCCAAATTTCCAAAATTTTAGGGAAGGAGGCTCTTTTATATTGGCAAGTCAGAGCCTTATATCGGCAGTAAACAGCTATGACAATTACATACAACGCAAGGGAATTGATGAACAGGTCATTGATGCGTACATACAGGCATTATCGGTTGCATTTCGGTCAGAAAATGATGTTAAGTACGGATTGCAGCAATCAGCAAAAACAAAGTCACTCATTGCAAAATATGTCAAAGAAAAGACAGGCGGAAGAGTTGCTGATTTGGAAGTATACGCAGGGGATAATGATACATCATATAAAATTTTAGATCAATTTTACAATGTTTTAATGTATGAATCAGCGTATCTAGTTGACAGCTTTTTTTATTACATTGAAGTTGATGAAAAAGACCCGTGGAGAAGATTTTATTTTCCAAGAAGAAACGTTTTGAAACCAGTAGTAGGAGCATATCAAGAAATTTACGATGGAAAACTGGATTTTCTATCAGTTTCCCAGCCAAAACGTACAGGAAAGACAACCGGAGGATTGAGACTGGCACAAATGATGGGTGGAAGAGACCCAGACGGAAGTATTTTCGGTGTTGGAAAAGGTGAAGGACTGGTAAAGAGGTTCTACGGTGGTCTTTTACAAGGATTTGAGACTGAAAGTACTTATCAGCGGTTTTTAAGTGTTTTTCCGGAAGCTACAAAAATAAGCAAAGATGGATACAAGAGCGCAGAAAACCTTTCCATAGACCTAAAAAGCAAGAATATCTTTCCAACATTTACTTGCCGACCTATTGATGGCGCAATCGTAGGTTGTACCGAAGCAAACGTGCTTGTCTATATTGATGACTGCGTAAAGAACCATGAGGAAGCAAGAAACAGAGACAGGCTAGAGTTCCTGTGTGAAAAGGTCACAGATGACGTTTTAGGACGTAGATTAGAGGGTACACCTATTATTATCCAGGGAACAAAATACAGCCTGTATGACCCTATTACAGCGTTACAGACCAAGGCTGATGAACTAGGGTGGAGATGGAAAGAGGTTGCAATTCCGGCACTTGACCCTGTAACGGACGAAAGTAACTGGGAAATATACCGTAAGGATAAATGGGGACTTAGAAAGATTTTTACAACGGACTATTATCGGAAAGAGAGAAAACTTGTTTCAGAGGAAACATGGGAATCTGAGTTTCAACAATCACCGTTTGAAGCAAAGGGACGTATGTTTGCTGAAAAGGAATTGAACTACTTTGAAGAACTTCCGATTGACAGAGAACCAGACGCAATCATGGCGGCCTGTGATAGCGCAGATAAAGGAGAAGATAGCTGCTCAATGCCTATCGGTTATGTGTACGGAAACGAGGTCTACATAGTAGATGTTGTGTTTGATAATGCAGGAACACAGTTTACGAAGCCGGAATGTGCAAATATGCTTATTAAGCACAATGTAAAGACTGTGACATTTGAGAGTAACAGTGCCGGAGAATACTTCGGTCGTGATGTTATGGACATTGTAAAGTCGCAGGGAGGAAGATGTAGCGCAAGGTTTAAGTTTAACTGTTCCAACAAAATTACGAGAATGGAAAATGCAAGGGATAATGTAATTCGTGATTATTATTTTCGTGATTTCAAGAAAATGGACAGGCAGAGCCAGTACTACAAATTCATGAAGGAATTAACCACTATGACACGTAGCGGAAAAGTAAAACACGATGATGCACCAGATAGCATTGCATTGTTTGAAAATGAGATGCGTAGCGGATACATAAAGCCAACAGTAATTTTGCCAAGCCCTATATAGGAGGTAAATCGAATGGTGACCAAAGAGGTTTTATCTCAATACATAGATTTACAGGAAGAAATCAAAGAAGTACAGCAGAAGATTAAAAAACTTGAATCGGATATCAGAAAAATTGAATCGGATGGGAATGTTGTTGACAGCGTATCAGGTGGATGCGGGGGCACTGAACATTTCCGTATTGAAGGATTCCCTTATCCAGAGTACAGCAGAAAACGAACTTTGCTTTATTCAAGAAAGGCTACTTTACAGCTTTTAGAGGACGATTTACTGCAAAAAAATAATGAAGTCGAAGAATTTATTGCAAGCGTTCAGGACAGTCGTATAAGACGGATCATAAATTTACGTTTTATTGAAAAATTATCATGGAACAAGGTTGCTGATAGAATCGGTGGTGGAAACACAGAGGATAGCGTAAGAAAAGCATTCGATCGTTACATGGCAAATTAAACTTGTCCGATATGTCCGATTTTTCCGTGATACTATTAAGATGCAGAAAGATTCCAAGATATTTTTCATTTCCTCCTCAGATAATGTGAAGACTCCAGAAATACCGCTTTTATCAGCAAGGGCGGTATTTTTGTGCGCAGAAAAGAGGTATTTATGATTTTTAACCAAAAAATTAGAGTGTACTGTCCGAAATGCGGACGGTTGGTCGGTGAATGCAGTTCAAAATCACATATCGACAAGAAATATAAGTGCCGGAATTGCAATAAGATGGTTGTTTACCATACAGAGACCGGAGAACGTGAGATTAAGAAACCCCCAAAAAGAGATCAGAGTAGTGGAATGACATTTATGTAGGTGATAAAAATGCAAACTGGAAGAATTGTACTTTATACGGATGTAGAAGAAATTACATACAAAAATGTCATTGATGTTTTGAGAAATGCCATGACAGACCATAGGGTAAATGCAGCAAGGATTAAATACCTCATGGAGTATGATGAAGGAAATCAACCACTTAAAAGAAAAAAGAAAGTAAGAACAGAAATTGATTGCCATTGCGTAGATAATGTGGCAAATGAGATAACGGAATTTTGGAGTTCATTCGGCTTCGGGAATCCTATTACGTTGGTTCAGACTGGAGATGCAGAAGATAAAGAAATTGCAGAGGGAGTAAAAAACCTTAATAAGCAATACAATCTTGTAAAAATCAAAACAAAAACACAAGAAATTGCAAGACCTATGTTAATAGGTGCTATTTGCAATGTTTTAATCGACGTAAATACAGAATGGAAACCTGGGAAAGCATATTTTACATATGATGTACTTAATCCAATGACTTCATTTGTTATCAAGTCAAGCTATTACGCAGATCGAAGAACAATGCTTGGAGTAACATTCCGGCATGATAAAAACAGCGGAAGTACATACTACACTTGTTACAGTAAAGACAGCAGATACGAAATTAGGGATATGAACAAAATCATCAATGGCGATGCTGTTGAAGATGATGCTAATAAATGGAAACACGAAGAAAGAAGCGGAGAAAAAAATCCTTTAGGAGTTGTCCCTATTGTTGAGTATTTCCGGTCTTATGATCGTATGGGAGTGTGGGAGCGGCAAATTTCCGAAATGGATAATTTGAATCTTATGATTTCGGATTTCTCCAATGATGTTGACCAAAATACACAAGCTATATGGCACACGAATGATGTTGATTTTCCTACTGTTGAGGAAAAAAACGAAGATGATACAGTTACAGAAAGCGTAAGAAAGCCAAAGTCTGGTGAATGGATGCAAACATATACGGCATCCGATGGAAAAACACCTATTGTAGAAGCACTTGCTGTTAATTATGACTACGAAGGAATGCTTAACAATATACAGGTACGGAGACAAACAATCTTGCAAAAGTGCAATGTACCGCAAAGAAATGATAATTCTGGTGGCAGTACTGGTGTCGCAATGAGTGATGCTACAGGGTGGAGCCATGCAGAAGCAGCGGCATCAAAACAGCAAATGATTATTGATTCGTGCAAAATGGAAGAGGTTGAGGTTGTGTTAGCAGCTATCAATGCATCTTCCTATGTTCCGCAAGATGATCCAATGAGAAAACTTACAATAGCTGATTTAGAGCCAAACATCAAGCGACAAAAGACATACGAAATGTCAACAAAGGTGAATGCAATGGCTACTATGCTCAGTCATGGATTTAGTCTTGAAGATACTACTGATTCCATCCCGTTTTTCGATGATCCAAGCAAGGTATGCAGCAGAAGTGGGGAAGGAGTTCGCAAATACCAAGAAACTATTTATAAAACAAATAGTCAAAATGCTGGAGAAGGTGGAGATGGAGAGAAAGAACCAAATTCTGGAAGGACAATGCAAGACTTGTCAGACCAAATTTCTAACAGCCCTTTAATTGATAAGAACCGTACAGACAAATAAATATCATGATATCAAGCCATTGGGTTTTCCCAGTGGCTTTTTATATGCCTTACGTCAGAGAAGACGTTAATCGCAAGAACTTAGAGAAAAAGTATAAAGAGCAAGATTAAGAAAGAATGAGGTAAAAATCATGGCAGATGTAACCACACAGACAACAGAAACACAAACAAAAGAAGTTAGTGGACAACAGATTGAAAGCAAACAGCCTACTGTTGAAGAACTCATGGCGCAACTTGCTACAGAAAGAGCTGAAAAAGAGAAGTATAAAAACAGATCTGATAAAGCTAGTTCGGAAGCAGCAGAGTACAAGAAACAACTTCGATCGAAGCAGACTGCGGAAGAGCAGGAAGCAGAAGCAAAAGCAGAAGCACAGAGAATTGCGGACGAAGAAAGAGAGTCCATGCGAAAGGAACTTAACCACATTAAGGCAGTAGCTGCCTACAAGGGAGTTTCTGAAAAATCTGTTGAAAAGTTGATTGATGCGGTTTCAGAATCTGACCATACCGCCATTGCAACTATTATTGAAAACGAAAAAAAAGCGGCAGTAGCAGAAGCACAGGCTGAATGGATGCGCACAAGACCAAGAGTGAATATCGGTGGCGGCGAATACTCTGGTATGACCAAAGATCAGATTATGGCAATTCCGGACAGAAATGAGCGCAGACGTGCTATTGCAATGAATCAAGATTTATTTTAGGAGGTATAAACTATGGCAGCAGAAAACAATCTGATTAAGAAAGATGACCTTGCAAGAGCAAGAGAAATTGAATTCGTAAACCTTTTTGGGTATTCCATTAAAAAGTTGGTAGAAGCCCTTGGAGTAACCAGAAAAATCCCCAAGGCAGCAGGAACCATGTTGAAGTCCTACAAGGCAGTAGGAACTCTTCAAGATGGACTGGTTGCAGAAGGAGATACCATTCCTCTTTCTAAATACAAAACTGTACCCGTCAACTATGAAGAGATTACTTTGAAGAAGTGGAGAAAAGCCACTTCCGCAGAAGCCATCATCGAAAAGGGGTACGATCAAGCGGTTGTAATGACTGGCGACGAAATGCTGAAAGATGTGCAGAAGGGAATCCGTAAGAACTTCTTTGATTTTCTTTCTACTGGCACAGGCTCTGCTTCTGGAAAGACTTTCCAGGCTGCACTTGCACAGGCATGGGGACAGTTACAGGTGCTGTTTGAAGATGATGAAATTCAAGCAGTATACTTCATGAATCCGCTGGATGTGGCAGATTATCTGGCAACCGCACAAATCTCTTTACAAAATGCTTTTGGCATGACCTATGTAGAGAACTTCCTTGGACTTGGCACTGTTATCTTTAACAGTTCTGTACCAAAGGGAAGCATCTATGCAACCGCAAAAGATAATATTGTTCTGTACTACATTCCTGTAAACGGTGCGGATCTGGATGAAGCGTTCACTTTTACTTCTGACGCAACCGGATATATTGGAATCCATGAAACACCGGATTATGACAACATGACCTGTAAGGACACTGTTATTTCTGGCATTGTTCTTTTCGCAGAAAGAATTGACGGCATTGTAGTGTCCACAATTACAGGAGATAACACTCTTGGTACACTGACTGTTACCAGTATTGCAAGCACCACAGATAATGGTAAAACAAAGATTACTGTAAGCCCTAGCAAAGGCGCAGGTAACTCTTATAAGTACAAGATTGGAGAATCCGCTCAAACTGTAACTTATGGAAAATCTGTACAGACGTGGGCTGCATGGGACGGTAGCGAAGAGATTACCGCAGAAACTGGAAAGATTATCACCGTAGTAGAATGCGATGGATCTTACAAGGCAGTTAAGGCTGGCAGCAAGGCAGTAGTAGCAAAGGATGAATAAGAGGTAGCACATGGCAGAATATACGACTTTGGAGCAAGTAAAAATCCGTCTGAAACAATTTCATATTGATTCTGAAAGCTCCGAGGTCGTGTTTGATGACCTTGAAGATAACCCTCTGATTGAGCAACTTATCAGTCAAGCGAAAGCTGACATTGTGGCAAAGAGAATGTACCCGGACAGCTACACGGATGAAAAGATTGCAGAGGACTTGAAGCGGTTTGAGAGCGTGATTGTGAACGTGGTTGTGTATGACCATTCACAGGCTGGAGAAAACTTCATGGCAAGCTATTCAGAAAATGGTGTGTCGAGAACATGGAGAGACCGTGAGGATCTGTTTGTTGGCGTATTTCCATTTGCAAAGGTATTGTAATTAAAAGAAGATTGTGCGTGACCATATTGCTGGTGTCAGCAATATGATTGCAGGCGGCACACTTTAAGGGTGGTGGGCGGTGTGCCAACAATAAGTAACAGGAGATATGAAATGAAAGATTTTTTATTACAGACATACACTATTGTATTGCCTATTTTATTAGGATATATTGTCTGGCTCCTTAAACAACAAAAGAAGGACAGGGATGCAAACAGTAAGGGAACAATGCTTCTTTTGCGTGTTCAACTTATTGAGTATCACGATAAGTACATGAAGTTGGGAGAAATTCCAAGTTATGCGTATGAGAATTTTGTAGAGATGTACAATGCGTATCATGCGTTAGGCGGAAATGGAATGGCTACCAAAATGTACGAGGAAATCAAAGAAATCAGATTGAAGAATGGAGGTAAAGAATAATGGATTTTTCACAAGTAGGAACTTGCGTAGCAATCGTAGTTATCTGCTATCTTGCCGGTATTGGAGCGAAGCTTATTCCGGTTATTAAGGATAATTACATTCCGGTTGTTGTTGGCATTGTCGGTGGTATTCTCGGAGTGGTAGGAATGTATGTGATTCCCGACTTTCCGGCAAATGATGTTTTGAATGCTATTGCGGTCGGCATTGTTTCCGGTTTGGCAAGCACCGGGGTAAATCAGATTTACAAACAGGTAAAGAAAGATGCTTGAAGCAAATAAGCAAAAAATGAAGTATTCCAAACAGGGTGAGAAAGTTACAATCTACGACCGTGACGAAAATGGAAACATCAAGTACATTGAGGTTGACGGTGAAAAGATTCCGGTAGTTTTGAGAGAAGCTATCGGATTTTCTGACCCTGTTCCTTTTTCTGCCAATATCAGCAACAAGTTGTCAGAAGTACTGGTAAAGGAATTTGGTATTGATGATTCCAGTTCCTATTGTCAGATTGTGACCGACAAAGGCTATTTGCCGATTAAGGCGGGAGATGTTATCTGGAAGAAATCTGATGTGGGGCGAGATAGTGATGGACTGGTTGACGATAAGACAGCGGACTATGTTGTAAAAGGTGTAGCCGATGAAGGACTTACCGTTGACTTGTTTTTGCTTCAAAAGACGGTAAAGTGATATGGGGAAACCGATTGAACTAAATCTATTCAGTGACAAGTCCATACAGAACGCTATTAAGGCTCTTAGAGACTACGAAAACAGCTTGACCTATAAATGCAGGCTACTGGCTGAAACTTTGGCAGAAAACGGTGTAGAGATTGCTAGAGTGCAGATTGCTGACCTTGATGCTATCTTTACATCGGAACTTTTGCAAAGCATTCATGCGGAATACGTTGGCTCCGTAAAGGGTGGCGGTGTTTGGGCGGTGGTTGCCGGAACAGACCATGCGGCTTTCGTGGAGTTTGGGACTGGAATTGTCGGACAGAAATCACCGTACAAAGGAAAGTTACCAGAAGGTGTCACATGGCAATATGCAAGCGGAAAAACCATACGGCAACTTGCGGACGGTAGATACGGTTGGTTTTATCCGGCTGATGATGGTAAATGGTACTTCACCGAAGGAATGCCTTCAAGACCATTTATGTACCTGACTGCAATAGAAATTCGTGAAATTGTATTACAGACAGCAAAGGTGGTGTTCGGAAATGGCGGTTAATGAATATCAATGGGTATCAGACTTTAAAGTCAAGATTGCATCATACTTGAAAATGAAAATACCGCAGAGCCATCCTAAAGCGTATGTAACGGACAAAAGCAAGGATTTGTCAGAACCCACATTCCCCACAGTTTACTTTCATGCTATGCCGTTCACAGAGACAGGAGAAGACCTTGAAGGACGGTCTATCAATGGAATCACAGCATCGTACCAGGTTGATGTGATAACAAATAAGAGTCAGGAAGAAGCTGAAGCTATCATGGCTACGGTTGCCGGACTTTTCAAACGTTTGCGATTTCAGATAACTTCCATGCCGGAGTTTAGCAATACTTCGCAGAAAACATACAGAAGCACTGCACGGTTCAGAAGAAGCGTAGGTGCTGACGATACATTGTAACTATTAGAGCCATTCGGCTCTATTTTTTTATGCAAATTTAAGGAGGTATTTATCATGGCAGCAGCCGGAATTTCTACTTTAGGCATTACTTTCGGATATGGTACAGAGACAACAGCCGGAACAAAACCTACGAGTTTTAAACAACTTACAAGAATAAATGCTATCGGTGGCATCAACATTGAACCGGAGCAGATTGATGCTTCCGCACTGGAAGATGCAATCACTAGATATGTAAAAGGTCGTGCAGATACTGGCGGTTCTTTTGCAGTCACAGTCAACTTTACATCAGAGACCGTGGCTGAATGGACTGCACTTATCACAGCCTATAAGGCTCTTACTGGTGGAAATAGAATGTGGTTTGAAACTGTCATTCCCGGAGAAGAGAAATCTTTCTTTGTTGTTGCACAGCCGCCCGAGCAGATTCCACAACCCGAAATCGGACAGAACGAACTTCTGACGATCGAAATGAATCTTACCATTGAGGAATACAAGGGATTGGATGCTACCGTTGCACTGACAACGGGGGAATAGCAAGTCAGTCAGAAACAAATAACACTGCCGTGGCTGACTTTGATGAAGCGGTAGATGAAACATTAATTTAGCAAAAAGAGAGCCGTCTTCGGGCGGCTCCTTTCCAACAAAATGTTGGGGAAAGGATAAAATATGCTGAAAGTAAAATTTGGAGAAAAGGAACTGAACATTAAATTTGGTTACGAAGCAACCGTAAAAAACAACATTATTAAGAAACTGGCAAACCTTGAAAAGCAGGAAGACGGCATTGAATCCGTGAATAACATTCTCATGTTACTGCCGGAACTGATTCTTGTAGGTTTACAGAAATACCACTCTGATGAATACGGTTTCGACCCTTACAACAAAGAGCAGAAAGAAGCAAAGTTAAGCGAGGTTTATTCCATGCTTGATGATTATTTCGATTCTGACGAATCTGACATTCAGAAATTATTTGCTGATGTGCAAGGAGAACTGCTTGAAAACGGTTTTTTAGCGAAGCTCCTGAAACAGGAGCAGGAGAAGAACTCCAAGAAAGCACCGGAGAAGTCAGAGAACTAACATGGGAAATATACTGTAAAGAAGTACGTCCTATGTGGCTTTTATGCACAAAAGGGTACGGATTTACAGTAAAAGATATAGATTCTTCCTGCCCTGCGGATTTAGAACCTTATGCAGAAGCACATAAGTTAGAAATGAAGAAAAAAGACAGAAATATGTGGATGTGGTGGGGAGAATATGGACTAGCAGCAACATCTGTTGCTGTAGACCATTGCTTAAACGGCAGAAAAGCACAATCGAAGTATATAGACAAGCCTATTATGGAGCGTCTTGAAACTGCTAGTAACGAAAAGAAATTGCAAAAACAAAGAAAGGCATTTCTTGCAGGACTTATGGCAATGCAGGCTAATTTTGAATTATCACATCCCAGAAAGGAAAAACAAACATGAGTTTAATAGGAATTGATGTATCTTCCTATCAAGGGAAGATTGACTGGAACAAGGTATCGCAGAGTGGAGTAAAATTCGCAATTCTTAAAATTATGCGCAAGGATTTGAACCCGGACAAGAAGTTTGAAGAGAACTGGAAAGGTTGTAAAGAGCACAATGTCCATGTGCACGGAGTATATGAATACGGATATATTACAACGGTTGCAAAATCACGATCTGATGCAAGAAGAGTGCTTACTATTCTTAATGGCAGAAAAGTGACAGTATATCTTGATGTTGAAGATGCCGTTATGAAAGGTCTTGGCAAAAATATTATTTCCATTATCAATGCTTACGGCAAGATTATCACAGACGCAGGATTGCCATTTGGCGTATACACTGGTGAAAGTTTTTACAAGACATACATTAAGCCTTATGGTGGTGTAAACTATCCTATGTGGATTGCACGGTACGGAAAGAACAACGGCAAGTGTGATGTAAAGTATCAACCGCAAGTACCTAACATGGTAGGCTGGCAGTATACTTCTAAAGGGCGTGTAGGCGGCATTGCAGGAAATGTGGACATGAATGTATGGTACAAGGAATTAGAAGCTGTACAGGGCACTACGGAAGCGTACAGCAACCATTACACAGAACCTACAAGACTGTTAAAGAAAACAGTTCCTTGCATGAGAGGTGATGATGTGCGGTGGTTGCAATTTTCACTTATTCATCATGGTTGCTTATCTGCGGTGAATGCAAAGGGAAAGAGCAACATTGACGGAATTTTAGGTAAAGACACAGCAACGGCAATCGGAGTATTCCAAAAGAAAGTCGGAATCACAGTTGATTGCAAGTGCGGTGCGGTTACGAGAGAATATCTTAAGAAATAATTTTAGGAACGGTAGGTGTCACAGCTTACCGTTCTTTTTATGTGTAAAGGCGGTGCGGTATGGCAGATATTGATTCTTTGCAGATTAAAATAAAAGCGGATGCAACTAGCGCAAGTAACGCACTGAATAAACTTGCAAATAGCCTTACGAATTTTCAGAAAAGCTTGTCTATTGACACATCCAAACTGACAAGCATTTCCAACAGCATACAGAGTATCGCAAATGCCGCAAATTCCATGAATAAGAGCGGAATTAAAAATATCTCCACACTGAAAAATTCCATTAACAGAATGGGGAAAATAGATACAAGCGGATTAAGCAGAATTTCTTCTGCACTGAAGACTTTTTCTGCTGACATGGCAGGAACTAAAGTAGATGGAATAGGGGATATTGCAAGTATTGCATCCTCTATTTCAAAACTTGGCGGTGTGGCATCCGGCAGAGCAATTACGAACATTCCTTTACTGGCAAAGAATTTGAAGCAGTTATTCACCACTCTGTCTACCGCTCCGAATGTCAGTGAGAACATTATCCGCATGACAAATGCACTGGCAGGACTGGCATCTACTGGTGCGGCATCCGGGAGAGCGGCAAACTCTTTAGGACGAAATCTGAACACTTATACGGCAAGCGCAAAAAGAGCCACGAAGAGCACATTCAGCCTTGCAGCGGCTTTCGGAAAATTCTACGCAACGTATTTTCTTGTTATCCGTGGAATTAAAAGTCTGTGGAAATCCATAGAGGGAACTACGGATTATATTGAAGCATTCAACTATTACACGGTAGCATTTAATAAAGTCGGCAAGGAATGGGGCAAGGACTTTGAAAAATACGGTTACGACAACGCAGAGGATTATGCGCAGAGTTTCGGAAACCGTGTAAATGTACTGCTTGGTAAAATGTCTGGTCTGAAAGTAGATGTAGACGGTGGACTGATTTCTGAAAGCGGAATGAAAAACCTGGGACTGAATTTACAGGAGATTACGCAGTACGCTTCACAACTTGCATCTATCACCAACTCTTTAGGGCAGACCGGAGAAGTCACCACGGCAATTTCAAAGTCCATGACAATGCTTGCCGGAGATATTTCTTCACTGTTTAACGTGGATTTCAGTACAGTTGCGACTAATTTACAGTCCGGTTTGATTGGTCAGTCAAGAGCACTGTATAAGTATGGTATTGATATCACGAATGCCACCTTACAGACCTATGCTTACAAATACGGCATTGAAAAAGCTGTATCTGAAATGTCACAGGCAGAGAAACAGCAGTTGCGTCTACTGGCAATCTTAGACCAGTCCAAAGTATCATGGGGAGACTTGGCGAATACAATCAATTCTCCAAGTAATATGATTCGCCAGTTCACAAATAACGTGAAAGAAGCTGGCATGGTTCTAGGTCAGTTATTTATTCCGGTATTGCAGAAAGTACTCCCTGTCATTAACGGTGTCGTAATCGCAATTAAGAGACTGCTTGTCAGTGTGGCAAGTTTACTCGGAATAAAGATTGATTTTTCTGCATTCGGTCAAGGTGTATCAGGGTACAATGAAAAATTGGAAGATACGGCAGATGCACTGGATAAAGTTGGAAAAAGCGCAAAAAAGGCTAAAAGTTATACGCTTGGTATTGATGAATTAAATATCATTGACCCTAACAGCGGTTCAAGCGGAAGTTCTCCTGCTGGTGGAGCAGGAATTGACCTTACCAAGGAAATCATGGATGCTACTGCGGAGTACGAAAAAGTATGGCAGGAAGCGTTCGACAAAATGCAGAATACAGCTATGGGTTGGGCTGACAAAGTAAGCAAGGTGTTTAAACCAGTAAAAGATATTATAGAAGATCTGGCGTATGCATTTAAGTTTGATTCTGATTCATGGTTTAAGGTTGCCGGAATGGATACATCAAAGCTGGTAACTGGTATTTTTGACTGGTTCACAAGAGCAATAGATTCTGTGGACTGGGAAAAAATTGGAAGACACATAGGTAGTTTTTTGGATGGTATTGACTGGACTGCTGTATTTACATCTGCCGGAAATTTCATAGAAACTGCCATAGATGCGGCAATCGATCTATGGAAAGGAAGTTTTGATGCTGCACCGATTGAAACCACGATTATCACAGCAATAGGGCTTTTGAAGTTTACTGGTGTGGGAGATATTATATGGGGAAAAATATCGGACAAGTTATCAGCCAAAGTACTAGGATCAAGTATAGGAATAGTTCCGACAATTGCAATATCTGCGGTTGCTTGGGAGATTGGCTTTAATGTCGGAAAATCATTAGGTGAAGCACTCTTCCCTGATGATAAAGAAATCTATGAAAATTTCTCGTTTTTTGGAGATGGTGGATTCTTTGATACAATAAAAAACACAGATTTTTCAATACTTTTTGACGCTTGGAAACAGATGAACTCTGATGCGGCAGATTTTTTGACAAAAACAATGCCGATAAGACAGTTTTTTGATTTCTTATCACAATTTAAACTGGACATAAACGATACATTTGGTTTAGTATCAGTGTTTGAAAATTTAAAACCTATTGTTGAAAACTGGTTTAATGAATCTGTCAAGCCTTGGTTTTCTGCTGAAAAATGGAATCAATTAGGGACAAATATTAAGACCGCACTTTCTACGAAATGGAATGAATTTACCGCATGGTGGAAAAATATTGGTTTTGCAAAGTGGTGGAATAACGTAAAATCATACTTTACTACCGAAAAATGGACATGGAGTGGCATTAAAGACGGATTATATAATGCATGGAATAATGCAATAGAGGCTGTCAAACAAATTTGGAATAGGTTTGCAAACTGGATAAATGATAAGTTAAACTTTTCATGGGATCCGGTTGTTGTACTCGGAAAAGAACTTGTTCCGGGCGGAAGTGTAAACCTTGGCAGAATCCCCACATTTGAGACAGGCGGTTACGTTCCTAGTCGATACACAATGTTCATGGCAGGAGAAAACGGAGTGCCAGAGATTGCCGGAACAGTAGGTGGTAAGACAGCGGTTGCCGGTGGAGCTGAAATAACAGGAATCAAAGAAGCTATCAATTCTACGGCAGAAGCACAAATGCGTATGATGGCAGAAGAAATCAGCCTGTTAAAGCAATTACTTGCAAAAGAAACATCTGTAAATATCGGTGATAGAGACATAGCAAGGGCAAGCTTAAGGGGTCAGAAAGCTATGGGATTACAGATTATTACTTAAGGGTGGGATTTATTCCCACTCTTTTTTTCTATGGAGGAAAACACAATGATAGCAAGAGCAAGTGATTTCATCATAGTAAATGGAGTACGTTTTCCGTGCCCAGCTCCTGGAATGGAAATAGTTCGGTCGCAGACGGTTGATTCAGGAAGAAATGTAAATGCTGCAGTTGTCGGTCAAAAAGTCGGAAGAAAATTGTGGAAGATAAATAATCTGCAATGGAACGGACTGGACGCTGAAACATGGAAAGATATGCAAGATGCTTTAGAGCCATTTTTTGTTCCGGTTACGTTTACAGGTGATGATAATGTAAGACATACATACACCATGTATCCAGGAGACACTACCGGAAAACCGCTGTTTTTGGATGATATATTTTATAGAAACTATGAAACATGTAAATTTAATCTAATTGATTGCGGGTGGGAAGAATGATAAAGGCTTCTAATGCTTATAAATCTGCGATGCAGAAAAAAATAAGAGACAGGGCGTACATATCAATTACTCTTGGTGTAGTAAATGGTGATGCACAAAACACGGCTCATTTTGACGGTGATTACGCATACTGGGGAAACAAGGTTTTGCCATTTAGAAATGATGCGGAATATACGGAATATGCTACATTAGAGCAAAATTATATGCGCGTGGACGGTCAAATGTATTTTCTTCCGAGAGAGACAAGCGGATTGTACCAACTACGTAACGCTCCATTAACTACAAAAAACATAATGGAAACTGTAAAAGTAGCATTTCCACAAGAGTATTCTATCAAAGGGCTTACAATAGACTTTGGAAGATATTTCCCAACCAGCTTCAAAATTCTTACAGATGAAAAAGAGTTAACTTATACAAATGACAAACATGATTTTTCAACAACAGATGTAATTGGAGACACTACAAACATACAAATAATTCCTATATCTATGGTCGGAGGAAATAAACGTCTTAGAGTAGAAAAAATTGTAATGGGTGTTGGGTTGACATATAGAAATAATGATGTATCAACATCATCTTTTGAAGAATTTGTCAACGGGATTTCAGCGGAGATTCCATACAGAAAATTATCTGTAACAATACTGGATAAAAATAATGTATACAATGTAGACGATGATAATTCCTTTATCAACTTCCTTGAAACTGGACAAAAAATGGAGTTATCATACGGAATGGTCCTGTCAGACGAAACAGTGGAATGGCATAAAAAAGCCACGATGCTTTTGACTAACTGGAACTCTAAAAAAAATCAAATGTCTTTCACCGCAAATGATATTCTTTCAACTTTGGAAGACATCTATACAAAAGGAAACAAAATATACGATAGAACAGCATATGCAGAAGCTATTAGCATTCTAACAGATGCCGGATTCGAGCCTGACGAGTATTTTGTTGACGATTGTTTAAGAGATGTGAGCCTACACAATCCAATGCCGGAAGCATCTCACAAAGAATGTTTGCAGTTATTGTGCAACGCTTCAAGATGCATTTTATTTGTAGATTCTGACGGAAGAGTAAATATTAAAGCCAACTTTGCAAATGTTATAGATCCGGCAGATATGCAGGTTACCTCAAACGGAACTGCGTGGTGGGGAAATGCCACTAATGTATTATATGGAAACAACAATGTATATGCAGAACTGACAAGAGGTTTTATGCGTGTAGACGGTTCACAACTTTTTCTTCCGAGGAATACAGGTACAGCCATCGAACAGACAGGATATGTTACGAGCAATGTTTCTGATGAAAATGGATTGTTTTCGGAGAATCCAGTGCTTACATTAAAACTTCCTGCAGCATACACGTATTATGGATTGTATATTTCATTCCAAGGTAATCCTCCAAAAGAGATGAAAGTATCGACATATAATGGAGATACACTTCTTAAGACTTTCAAATATGATGATTTGAAAGAAAAATCATTATTAAATGATGAATTTGAAAACTTCGACAGTATTCGTTTCGAGATAACAAAAGCATATCCTAAAAACAGAGTTTTGATTGATAAAATCAGTTTTGGAGATTTATCTGATTATGAGTTAAAAAAAGACTCTATGACAGAAAATCCTTATGGATACGCAGAAAGAAAGACAAAAGAAGTTTTCGTTAAAATATATACATTTCAAAACGGAGAGGATAATACACCGCAAGTAGTTGAAGATAACATCTATCTAAAGAAATCAATCAACAATTCTGGCGAAATAAGATATTGTGAAAACCAACTTATTTCAACTGAAGAACACGCAAGAACTGTTGCTGAATGGCTTAGTAATTATTATGCAAATAACATTTCTTACGATGTTCAATACAGAGGTGATCCTGTGTTGGAAGCTGCTGATATTATTTTCATGGAGAGTGATATTGTAAAAAGCTTACAAGTCGAAGTGGAAACACACAAATTAAACTTTAATGGTGCTTTTAGTGGATCGTTGCAATTGCGAAGAGCAATGAGAACATAAGGAGGTTGTAATGAAAAAAATAATTAACGGTCTTCTGTATAATACGAAAACTTCTGAAATAATATATGTTGATGAAATGACAAATAGAAAAATATTCAGAACAGAAAAAGGTAATTTTTTCTTGTTTTATCCAAACGGAGAAATAGTGCCGAAAACAAAAGAAGATATAAAAGAGTATTTGGGGCTGAATGATACAGAGAAATATATAGAATTGTTTGGAGATGTGGAGGAAGCATAATGTGGGCAGATCCTAAAACAAATTGGTCTTCTGAATGGAATGGTAAAACATATATAGGAGATTATTTTTTATATACAGATTATAACCGTATTAAAAATAATCTGTTGGAACTAAAAAGCACTGCAGAATCTATGTATAAAATATCATCTTTTAATCTTGGAGATGATAAGGTTGAAGCAGATCTGATTTATGCCGATGAAGTCACTTTATTTGAAACTACGCTGGCAGAAATTAACAGTTCCACTTTCTCATTTTCCGAACAATTCAAAACATGGAAAGAAAATAAATCGGTTCCAACATATGAAGACTGGAACAGGATAGAATCGTTGCAGTTAAAAATATACAATACGTTAGTAGCACAAAGAAAAGCGCAGAACCGACTTGCCTTTACGCTTGGCGGTCAGAAAGGATTTAAGGTGTGATTATGGCAGATTTAAAAACAAACTATGTTGATGATGTATTAGACACAACTAAAAATCAGTTAAGAAAATATCAGCAAATACAAAATGACGATGGAACTGTTTCTTTTGTTGATGTTACTGAATATACGCAAGTAGGCACATCATTCGGTGCAAAAGACATCAATGATACTAACGCAGCCATAAATAATGTAAATGGCAAGTTAACGTGGACTGATTGGAAAAAACTGACTACATCTCAGTCTCAAATAAGTATATATTACAGGTATAACGCAATTACCACTGAGATTACAGTCGAAAATGGTACTTATACAACCTCTGCCTCTTCCGAGTCGGAAATAGCACAATTACCTTTAAATTTGCGTCCACTCCGTACAATTTACATGACTGGGACAAATGGGCTCCAGGTGCGTATAGAGTCGAGTGGCTCAATAAAAATTACATGTCCTAATATTTATACAAGAGGCTTTATCTCATATGGTCGCTATTAATCTGGACATTATGTTAAAGTTTTGAAATATACAGTTGTGTTGGCAGATCTGTCTGCTATAGCACACTGCATACCTTTTTTTGCAAATACTGCAATGTTTTGATAATTTGCGTTAATATTCGAATTTGTTACCGTACCAAAAGATGTAATAGATTCTCCATTTGCTCCATATAAGGCTACGCATGCATTGTTTACAGTTTTTGTCGTTGGAAACTGTATTGTGATATAGCCATCAGCCGGAACTGTGAATCTATTAGCATCGGTATATGAATTTAAGTTTGTTACTGTACCAATATTGTTATTTGTAAGCTGGTTTAACTTGCCATTTACAGAAGGAGTGATAGCCGATGGGCGGAGATTAAATGCAAAAATAAATCAATCAAAAGAGCATGGTGTAAAAGCCATGCTCTTAATCTCTTCATCTGATTCCCCAGTCACCGTCATTGTTGACGAAACCAACCACATATCCTATCATGTCATCAATTATGTGTTCCGGGAGTATGCTGTTCGGAGACATGAGCGGAACATATCTCCATTTTCTTACACCATCTTCAATTATATGGGTTTTCACGACAATTTGTATCCCACCATTACTTGTTACAATACATCGTTCACCGTCTTGCGGTTCACGATCCGCGGAAAGGAGAATAATTTCCCCTGGAAGATAAAACGGCATATAGTAGTCACAGGGAATTTTCAAACCGATATAAGTCTTGGATTTTATATCTTCCGGTAAGTTGTCTATGCAAATAGGTTCTACAGCGTTTGTGGTGGCTATAATTCCATTCACAAGTTGCGGTTTGAGGACAGAAATATACTTGTGCGATTTTTCAAGACTGGAATAGATTTTATCTTGGTGACGTATGAAGTAACGGATAAGGTACAGAGAGTGTTCCGGCAGACTGCGGCATATCTTGACAGATTCTAACATCTTATCTTCCATAGTACCACAGCCTACCAGTTCATCTACACTGATTCCAAAGGCTCTAGCAAGCGCAACGGCGGTCGATAGCTTTGTATCGTTAGAATTACCGTATAGTAGTGAATTAAGCGTAGAATAAGGCAAATTAGCTTCATCTGCAAGCTTGTACACTGTCATGTCCGGCTCATTAAGAAATTCGTGGAGATTCCCACGAAAACTTAACATATAATTTGCACGGTTGACTGATAGATGTGTCGATATTTCTTTGATTCGGTCTTTTTTTATCATGTTTTTTGTCCCCCTTTCACATGATACACTTGTAACATCCCTTGTTTCAAGGGACATCAAGTTCTGGCGAGGGCGGTGTTTATTGGCGTTTTCACCGTCCTCTTTTTGTTGATATTTTACAACAATAAAAAACGTGAGTCAAATATATATTGATTGTTTAGAACGTATGTTCTATAATGTGATGTATCGCTACTTTAGATTCTGCGGAGAATTAAAGGGGAGAGGGGTGTGGTTACGATGGAAAAAGAAATGACAAATGAAGAATACAGAAAAGAGTTGTCAAATATGTTTGGAAGCATAAATGAAAACTATATTTTGCAGTGGTTCTATGAATTTGTAAAAGAAAAAACAAGAGGTGAATAATCACCCCTTGGTATATTTATCGTAAAAAGCTTCCGCTTGAAACAATAGCATATTGAGCATTTCTGGTGGAAGCTTTTCGGCAATTTTGGCAAGTTTCATTACATCATAATTTTTGCTTATTCTGGCTACAAAAGCTCCGTTCATGTCTATGTAATCTCTATTCAACCCAAATGATTCTACAAAAGTGTTTATATTATTTTCAGGCACAAATCCTTTGTTAATAATCTCAACAAGGCATTTCTTATAATAGCTCATTCTGTCAATAAGATTAGTACTACCAACATTTTTATAAACATAATCAGAATATCTCACTTTTAAGTAATCAGTCAAATCATTTTCAAAATCAAATATTCCATCTTCTAATTTAATTTTGTAGTCTACTCGTTTTTTTATAATATCCTTATATGGAACCAAGTCTATATTTAATTTTTCTGCTGCTTCTATAGTTTTATGAACATTTTCGTGAATAGCACAATCAAAGTCATCAAATGGATTGTATTCTGTTCCACATTCTTCACAAACAATTTTATCAGTTTTTCCCATTAAGAAGTCCATAGATACTCCAAAGTATTCACAGACTTTTTGAGAGGTCTTCGGATCTGCCATAGAATTTTTCTTTTTCCATGTGCTTAAAGTAGAAGAGTTAACACCAGTATCTTTACCAAACCTATATGGTGTAATTCCTTTTAATTCACACAATTTTTCGAAAGTTTTGTACATAATATCACCTCTTAAAAAATATTTCGGCATAACGAAATATACTATTGACAACTTCGGTTTAGCGAGATATACTATGTACATACCTCGGCAAAACGAAATATAAAAATAGTTTCTAGAAAAATACTTCGTTAAAAAGATGTAACTCGTTCGACAAAGGAGATTATATCACTAAACCGAGGTATATACAAGTATTATTTACGGAAAGGAGTGATATTTTGGCACAAATGTTTACTTGTGAAGAGGTAGCAGAGAGATACAAGGTAAAAGTCATTACTGTTTGGGAATGGATTCGTCAAAAAAAACTTGGGGCAATCAAGTTAGGAAGAGAATACAGGATCACAGAGGATGACCTTGTGGCATTTGAAGATTCAAGAAGAGTTAAAACTGAATAGAAAGGAGAAACATGGAAGAATTACAGGTATTTAACAATGAAGAGTTCGGAGAGATTCGGACGGTGACAAAAAATAATAAGACGTATTTTGCTGGAAGTGACGTTGCAAGTGCACTGGGATATGCAATACCGCATAAGGCTGTACAGACACATTGCAAGGGGGTTCTAAAATGGAACATCCCCACTAAAAGTGGCAATCAAGATGTCCTCTTTATACCGGAGGGTGATGTATACCGGCTCATTATGAGATCAAAATTGCCTGCGGCGGAGAAGTTTGAATCCTGGGTCATGGACGAGGTGATCCCTTCCATCAGGAAGAATGGTGGGTACATAGCAAACCAAGAGAATATGACCCCAGAGCAGATTGTAGCGAATGCACTTATCGTAGCACAGAACATTATTTCGCAGAAAGATAAGCAAATCGAAGAAATGCAGCCGAAAGCAGATTTTTTTGATGCAGTGGCAGACAGCAAGACTGCAATTTCAATGAATGAGGTTTCAAAGGTACTGGGAATCAAAGGATTAGGACGTAACAACCTATTTGAATTTCTTCGTGATAATGCAATCCTGGATAGATGGAATGTACCATATCAGAAATACATTGATTGCGGATGGTTCCGTGTAATAGAGCAGAAATACACCAAGAACGGAGAAGAACACATATCTATAAAAACACTTGTTTATCAAAAAGGTATTGATGCAATCAGAAGAAAAATAGAAGCACAGAGAAGTGCTTAGATGAAAGGAGATATTTCAGTGAATAAAGAAGTAAGAAGGGCGCATTACGATAGAGGATTGAAATATGGGAACAAAGTACTTCATGGTAGTGATTTAAGGGATTTGGTAGGACTTACTGTCTCGGATGTGACTTCCAACACTGTTGATTCAGAAGTTATTGTATGGTTTGAAAGCAATGAACGAAATGTTGCTGTTTACTTAATGGATGATTGCTTAGATGGACAACACATTGCAATTATTGACCATGCGAATAAAGAGGAAGAAACAGAACTCCTTCTCAGACCAGTTACGGAAAATGACATAAAAGAATTTTCTTCAATGGTTTTGTATTATACAGATGATGTTTTTGGAGAAAATGATGAAAAAACCGGAGCACGCTATGTATACTGTAATGATTTGGAATTAGAAGAATCAGAATTTTTCAAAGTAAAAAGTCTGTATGTCTTCCAAGATGGAAGAATTTTAACAGAAAGGTAAGCAGTGATATGAGAACAACAATAAAGCTGTTTCTTCCTATTATAATAGCACTTTCCATCACATTTACATCCACGGCACAGCCTAAAGGCTCATTTATTTCGGAAGAAGCACAGGAGATATGTGTCAAGTACGGTGAGGAATACGGCATCTGCCCGGAAATGCTCATGGCAATGATTGAGAAAGAATCTTCCGGCAGACCGGATGTGGAAAGCGGTGGTTGCAAAGGACTGATGCAGATTTCAGACAGATGGCACAAAGACCGCATGGAGCGGTTGGGAGTTACGGATATTTACTCTGTGGACGGTAATATCCATGTGGGAGCCGACTACTTGTCGGAATTGTTTGAAAAGTATTGTGATGTAGGAATTGTACTCATGGTTTACCACGGTGAGAAAAATGCAACAACTAAAACAGAATTAAGTGACTACGCTGACTGGATTCTAACAAGGAGCGCAGAACTGGAAAGGATGAATGGAAAATGACGAACAGAGAGAAGTATGCGGAACAGATTATTGATATGGCTTTAAATGACATTGAAATAGCTGTTGATAAGGAAGGAAGACTGTGTGATTGCAATGAAATTGACTGCAATGATTGCATGTTTTGTATTCCCGGATGCAGAGAAAGGCTCAAAGAATGGTCAGAACAGGAATATGTAAAGCCTACTGTTGACTGGTCGAAAGTACCTGTGGATACAAAAATTCTTGTAAGAGATTCAGAAGATGGACGTTGGGAAAAAAGACATTTCGCAAGATACAAAAATAATATTGTTTTTGCATGGTGCAACGGACACACATCTTATTCTGATTCCGGATACGATGTTGTTCAGGATTGGAAGTATGCAAAACTTGCGGAGGAAGATGTATGAGTGCCAAAAGGCGGTTTACAGTCAAAGGAGTAATCGGAAGATTCTTTTTCAATCCTAAAGAGTGGAAAATCGACCGTGAAACATCATTTTACTACCGACTGGTGAACCGTGAGACAGGAATGAAAAAATGGGTAAGAAAGGAGTATTTCCATGTTGAAGAAAGAAATTATCCCCATCGTCCGTGCGAATGAAATTTTGATTGCAGGACTGTTAGATGTAGGAATCTTGTATATCGGAGAGGACAACATGATCCACGTAACAGAAGATTGAAAGCCGGAGGAATGAGGAAATGGAAAGGAAAATCAGAAAAATCTTGGTAGAACTAGGGCTGAAACAGTATTTGCCCGGATTCCAGTACATCATCGAGGTTGAAACGCTGATGTTTGAGAACCGGAATAGAAGACTTTCTGAAATCTACCGGATTATCGGAGAGGAACACAGCACAAATGAAAAAAGCGTGTATCAGGCGATCAAGTGGGTTGTTGATAAGATGAACCCAACCACAGAACTATATAAGGAGATCAACGAGACAGATAAGCCGGTATCAATCTATATGTTTGTAAATTCACTGTATTTATATCTTTGGGAGGATAGGAAAAATGAGGATTAAGCACATCTTTTTGCAGAATTTCTGCAAGTTCTATGGTTCTAACAGACTGAACACAGATATTTACGACCGGACAGAGATTTCCGGAGTGAATGAAACTGGAAAGTCCACAATCAAGAGAGCAATTCAGTACATTTTTGGCTGTCGTGACGAGAACGGCAGAGAGATCAACGGAATCAGACCGCACGATAAGGACGGCAATGACATTGACGGAGATATTACCGCAGAAGTTAACGTGGAGATTGACGGTACAGACAAGGTTCTGAAAAAAGTATGCCGTCAGAACTTCAATAAGAAAGGCGAGTTTACCGGCAACGTCACGGATTACTATGTGAATGATATTCCAAAAAAGGCAGCAGATTTTGAAGCATTTTTGGAAGAGAGTGTATGCGGAAAAGATAAGTTTTCACTTTGCATCAATGCCATGACACTTCTGCTGAAAGGTGGCACGGATCAGAGAGCAATTCTTGCTGATATGTTTGGTCAGCACAGTAATGATGATATTTGCGACATGTATCCGGAGTTTTCACCTCTGAAATCTGTACTGCATGACGGCACGGTTGATGAATTGAAAAAACGTTGCAACACACAGCTTTACGGCACAAGGGGCAGAAATGGCTCTAAGGGGTTACAGGATCAGCTGGATGATATACCAACAAGAATTGACGAGGTTAGCAAGCGTAGAGAAGATATTGACCTTGCGGAACTGGAATTACAGAAGAATGCACTGTTGGAAAAGCTTAATGACAACATTGAGCAGCAGAACGACAATCAGAAGAGTATGAAAGAGTACGACAAGCTTTCAGATGGAATCATTGAGTTAAAAGGTCAGTTGAGCACATTACAGCAGAAAGCAAATGAAAAACTGGATGCTGATAGGCGAGAGAAACGCACAACACTGAATCAGATTCAGAATGAACACCAGAAAGAGTTACTTAAGGCAGATACCATTCGTGAAGAGATCACGGAACTGGAAAAGCGTATCGCACAGTATGAGCAGAAGAGACAGGATTTGAAGAAGAGTTGGGATTTGAATAAAAGCCTTAAATTTGATGAAAACTCTCTGGTTTGCTCCTACTGCGGACAGGAATATCCGGAAGAGAAGAAAGAGCAGTTAAGAACGGAGTTTGATACGCATAAGGCACATGAATTGGAACTGATTACCAAAGAGGGTTCTTCCTGTGCTGACCATATCAAAGAGGATCAGGCAGAACTGGAGCATAAGCGCAAGGAACTGAAAAAGACCGAGGATGAAGTGGAGCGGTTGGAAAAAGAGATTGCTATTGCTGATAATTCCTTAAATTCCATTCCGGCAAGCGTGGATATTTCCAACACAGAAGAATACAAAGCTATCCAGTCACAGATTGCTGAGAAAGAAGCTGCCATGAACCGCTATGCGGATATGCAGAGCATGAGAATTGAACTGAAATGCGCAGAGGAAGAAATTAGGGCAGATATTGAACAGGTAAACAAGAAACTGGCTAGCGTGAGCATTAACGAGAGCATTGATAAGCGGATCGCAGAACTGGAACAGGAGAGAAGAGATATTGCACAGAAGATTACGGATGTGCAGGCACAACTTGACCTGTTAAAGAAATTCAGCCGGAAGAAGAACGAACTGTTGGAAGCTGATGTGAACAAGTATCTTTCTTTCTGTACTGTGCGGATGTTCAGACCGCTTGTGAACGGTGATACCGAGGAATGTTGCGACTTTATCTACAAGGGAGAGCCTTACAGCCGGAACATGAACCACGGTGCGAAGATTCTGACAGAAATCGATATTTGCAGAGCGTTTCAGAAGAAGTGCGGTGTGGAGTTGCCGATTATGACAGACGATACCGAGAGCCTTGACCCTTGGAAGATTCCTGATGTTGACAGCCAGTTAATTATGTTCCGCAGAAGTGATGACAAAGAGTTGAAAGTGAGGGAAATGTAGATGCCTGATTATGATTTGAACAAGAAAGTGCCTATATCTGGCACAGATTTTACAAAAGCCGTTGCAGATGCCATGAAAACTGAACCGTTTGCAAGTATGGCTAGGGAAGTTACAGGTATAGAAGCAGTTTTCTTTTCTTTTAACGCAAGGGTAGGAAGATTCTTATTTGAGGAAAGGATAAGGGTGGAAAAGTAAATGCAGATTAAGAAAGAAACAGTAATTTCCGTTCTGACAACGAACGGAGAAACAATCAATGTCGGTGACACCGTGATATTCAATTTTGATGACAAGTGTTGCGTGGGTGTTTACATGGGTCTGACAGATCGTGGAGCCTTGAAATTCAAGGGAAAGATTTCCGGTACTGATGTCACATGGAACGTGATGCCTAAGAGCATTAAGGAAATTTGCAAGGCTGATGTAAAAGTGAAAAATGATGAATTTGGCAAGTTTATGAACGAGCCGGAAAGTGAGAAATAAGGATATGGAAAAACGTAAATTTAAAGTTGGAGAAAGATACAAAAGCAGAATGATTTTAGACAATGCTGCGCTAATTGAAATCACAGAAATCAATGGTGACTTTGTTTCTTACAAAGATGTCGAAAGAGAAACTAGTGGTAGGAAAATGTTTGAAATTGGTTCTATATTTTCTGATAATTTGGAAAAAGTCGGAAGTGAAACCATAGTAATCTACCGCAATGACAACAAAGTAGTTGCGTTGGACAAGTCCACTGGCGAGAAAGCAGAAGCAAAGTGCAATCCGGCTGATGAATTTGATTTCCGGACTGGCGCAAAGTTGGCTTTTAATCGGCTGATGGGCGAAGATGCGAAGCCTGATAACGGTGTGCGGGAGGTTAAGAGAAAAGCTAAAGTCGGTGAGTACATCAAGGTTGTTTGTGCGATGCCTTGTTTGATTCCTTATAAAAACGGAGATATTTTCAAAGTAAATTGCGTTACGACATCAGGATGTATTTGCAAAAAATCTGAGGAAAATGTTGGTTTATGGCACAGCGAGTACGTTGTCCTTGAAAACTACAAACCGGAGAAAGAACCGGAGAAGAAAGACGAAATCTGCGTGGGAGATACCGTAAAAGTCAAGGATACCGGTAAGCAGTACAATTTATACGGTACATGGAGTGGTCTTTTAGGATACGAACAGAATTTTGTAATAGATTCAGATGTAAGCAAAGATGATGAATACAAAGTTTTAAGAATTAAAAAACATGATAGGTTTGCAAGTACTATTGCACTGATTCAGAATCCCAATACAACCCAGGTATTCATCATTAACATTGACGGCATCAAAAAGGTAGAAAGGTAGGTAGAAACATGGCAGACGAAAAGAAGCAGGAAAACACAGGAATTGTGGAATACGAATCAAATGGGGAAATTGTAAAAATTTCCCCAACAACGGTAAGAAAGTACCTTGTAAGCGGTGGTGGAAACGTATCGGATCAGGAAGTAATGATGTTTATGTCTCTTTGCAGATATCAGCATCTTAATCCTTTTTTGAAAGAAGCATACCTCATTAAGTTTGGAAACAATGATCCTGCTACTATTGTTACCGGAAAAGATGTTTTTACAAAAAGAGCCGATGCAAATCCGAATTATGCAGGAAAAAAAGCAGGAATTATTGTTCAGAAGAAAGATGGCTCCGTTGAAGAAAGAGAAGGTTCTTTTGTCCTTAAGGACGAATCTATTGTAGGAGGTTGGGCTAAAGTGTTTATCAAAGGAAGAGAGACACCGGAGTACCAGTCAGTATCTTTCGATGAATATGTTGGAAGAAAAAAAGATGGAACAATCAACGGTCAATGGTCTAAAAAGCCTGCAACAATGATAAGAAAAGTTGCTGTTGTACAGGCATTAAGAGAAGCTTTTCCGGATAAATTCCAAGGTTTGTATGCGCAGGAAGAATTTCCTGATGTTTCCGATGTGAAACTTGATGTAGAAAAAGTTGCGGCAGAGGAAATTCAGGCAAACGCAAATTCTGTTGATTTTCCCGATGCAACTTTTGAGGAAGTCACCACGGACAGCACGGAACAGACCATTGCTAACGCAGAGACACCGGATTGCTTTAAGTAGGGAGAGAAAAACATGAAGAAATTATACAAAACTTTTTTAGCAGTAGTAATGATGTTTGTAATGGCACTTTGTGTATGCGGTTGTAGCACCGCTGATACGGTGAATTACAATCTCAATAAAGAAGCTGATGAGTTCAATGTGTACCGCAGAATCACGGTGACTAATGCAAGAACAGACATGATTATGTTGCAGGCAGAGGGGTATATGGCTCTTAGCAATAACTCTGCTAATGAACTTGTCGTTACATTTAAAACTGGGGAAAACCAGTATTATAAGGACTACATTTACTTGAATGACTGGACTTGCTATGTGATGGAACAGGTAGAACCGAAATCTACGGACAAATACCATTATGAATTAGTGTTTTATCCTGATCGGCTTATTCCGGATATTGAGATTAAGTAGGAGGTTGCCATGAGAATTATATCGCAGGATGGAACAATTGATGTACCGTATGAAATCAGTTCTTTGAGCATGGCAGTCGGGAAATATGAGAATGTTGAATACGCAGCTATCTTTTGCCACAACTCTTCGACAGCAATGGGAACAAAAATGGCTGAATACAGTTCCAAAGAAAAAGCAAAGAAAGCTATGGAAATGCTTAGAGAAGCATACGTTAGTATGCCGATTCTTTTCCAAAATGTTGAAATTACAGAAGATGTGGTAAAACAGTTTGAAAAATTGAAAAATAGTGGAATTATAGTTCAAACCATGAACAATGAGCCATCAAAAGTTGAATATGTAAATAACTGCATATTTCAGTTTCCAAAAGATGACGAAATTGAGGTAGAAACATGAAGCTAAAATGTTTAGGCTCCGGTTCTTCCGGTAACTGCTATCTTCTAACGGCAGATAACGGTGAAACACTTTTACTGGATGCAGGACTTACTATCATGGACATAAAACGTGGTCTTAACTGGAATGTTAAGTGTGTTGTGGGTGCGATATGCACCCATGCGCACAAAGATCACTCATTATCCGTATCAGACCTTGAACACATGGGGATACCAGTATTTAAGCCATATGAAAGTTTAGAACCTATGGAAATAGGTTTTACTGGTGGACAAATAATGGCATTTGACCTGACAACACTTGACGGCAAATGGACGCACACGAATGCAGACGGTACGGAATGTCCTTGTTATGGATTCCTGATTACTCACCCGGAAATTGGGAAACTTCTGTACATTACCGACACGGAGTTTTGCAAGTGGAGATTTGCAGATGTAAACCACATCTTAATCTCATGTAACTATCAGAAAAAGTACATTGATGATGAAAATGTTGCGAAAAGGAATCACGTTTTTCGTGGTCACATGGAACTTGGAACTGTGAAAGATTTTGTGATGGCTAACAAAACAGATAGCTTGCAAAACGTCATATTGTGCCATTTAAGCCGAGATAATGCAGTACCCAGTGAATGTGTCGCAGAGGTCAAAAAGATTGCTCCTATGGCTCATGTGGATGTTGCACAGGGCGGTAAGGAATGGATTTTGAGGAATGGAAAGGAGTGTCCGTTTTGATTGAGTGGAATTTAGTATCTAAACTTATGAATTGTTTTCCGAATAGTGTCGTAACAAGCGAAGCAGGATTTGTCGCACATATCGGAAGCAATACATATTTTATGTTAAAAGACTGTAATACAGAAATGGATGTGAAGTGTAAAGTTTTGGAATGGCTTTCAAGGGCAGCATACAAAACAGAGCCATACAGCACTAAAAAGAGCAACGACAAATTTCATAAATTTATTTTGCGAGGGATAAATGACTTTCTTGGTACTACTTTTTCAGAGAAAGATATGGAAAAGATATACACATATTTGGGAAACAGATGTAACCATGAAAAAACAATAAATTTTATTACCAACGGATATGATATGAGCATTTTAAAAGAATAGGTGGTGATTTTTTGAGTGGTGGAAGTTTTGGTTATTTGTGCTACAAAGATGTGCCGGAACTGATGAATAGTTCAAGCATTGCGAACCTTGAAAAAATGGTGCAGCACTTACAGTCGTATGGTTACGAGGACATAGCACGAGATACACAGCGGTTGATTGAGTATATCCAGTCGGCAAGTATCAGAATTGAGGTTTTGAGTGAGAATCTTAACGGTGTTTTCCATGCGGTAGAGTGGCATGAGAGTGGAGACATCGGCAGAAAAGAAATGATTGCAGAACTGGAAAAGTACAGAAATGGTGGTGCGAATGGCTGATTGGAAGAACGTAGCAAAGGCAAAAGCCATTGAGAAAAAGAACCGTGAGCGCATACTGGCTGTTAATCCTCATGTGGACGAAAAAAGCGGAATCTATTTTCTGACAAGGACAGACGAGGACGGTTTTCGATATGCCTATATCGGGCAAGCGGTCAATCTGCTTTCAAGGCTTGCCGGACACCTTAAAGGCTATCAGCACATAGACCTGTCAATCAAAAGTCATGGTCTGTATTCCACGGACAACATCTACGGTTGGAAAATTGGATTCTTACATTATCCGGTAGATAAACTGGATAAGTGGGAACAGTACTGGATTAAGTGTTATGCGGACAAGGGATATCAGCTTCGGAACAAAACGAGTGGTAGCCAGGGTGAGGGAAAGAAACAAATTGCAGATTACAAACCGCCCAAAGGCTACCGTGACGGCATCCAGCAAGGCAGAATCAGCCTTGCAAGGGAACTGACGAACATAGCTGACAAACATTTGGTTATCAGCATTAAGCCGGAGAAACAGAACAATTCCATATCACAGAAGCAGTTTGCGAAGTTCATGGAACTTTTGCATGGAGAAAAGGACGGTGAATAATATGAAAGTATATATTACAAAATATGCACTTAGTACTGGAATCATAGAAACTGACGATGCAGAGATTTGTTCAAATATTATTTCCGGAGATATGATAAGTTCTAAAAAATATGGATATTTTTACGGAAATGATTGGCACAAAAAGAAGGAAGACGCAGTTTTAAGGGCAGAAGTAATGAGAATAAAGAAAATTGAATCATTAAAAAAACAAATTGAAAAATTGGATAAAATGAAATTTTCTTTGTAGAGTTCAAGCATCACGGAACTTGGAGGTGATACATAAAATGCCAAAACGATATGACAATCCGCAGGAAATTTTGAAAATCATGCGGCAGACAGAACTTTTTAGACAGTCAGCCGAAAGAAGTCCATTCACTGGGATACTGACACTGTTCTGCTATACCTTGTGGAAAGACTACAAGTACTCACAGACGAGACTTTCCGACTTCTGCGGTAAATTCACCGAGTATAACGAAAAGTACGAGAATGAGCCTTTTACGGAGTTACAGAGTAGGCTTAACGACTTTGCAGACTGGACGATTGAGTACAAGGAATTTACAGAAGCTGATTATCCACATTACAAGTCAGTTGTAGCGCAGAAATGCATCCGGGAACAGGTCAGATGTAACAACATTATCAATGATTTATCCACAAGGTACATCCTATATGGAATGGTAATTCTTATGGAAGATGGTTTTGGTAAAAAGAAACTTACGAATTTCAAGGATAAGTTTTCTGACCATATGGACAAAGCCGGAGACAAGTGCAACGGAAAAGATTTCATGGACTTGTGGAAAGAACTGGTGGAAAACACCGGAATCTATATAGAGAAGCCTATTTTTGAGTAAGGAGTTCTAAATGGCAGAAAAACGAATGTTCAGTTCAAAAATAATTGAAAGTGATGCTTTTTTGGATATTCCTGCTACGGCTCAAATGCTTTATTTTCACATCTGCATGAACGCTGATGATGACGGATTCGTGAATAATCCGCGGAAAATCATAAGGATGTGCGGTGCTTCAGATAATGATTTGAAAGTGCTGATAGACAACAGATTCCTGCTATCTTTTGATAGCGGTGTTGTACTGGTAAAACACTGGCGGATTCACAACTACATTCCACCGGATCGTTACAAGCCATCGTGCTACGTGGATGAAAAAAGCAAAATAGGTGTAAAGCTAAACGGATCATACACCACAGACCCTAAAAAGATGGTTTCTCCCGTAGAGGGAAATCCAAAGAAGCGTTGTTACGACAACGAAATCAAACTTGATAAGAGGTGACACAAATGCAGATGACAGGCTATGAATTGTTGGAAAATTATGAAAAAGCGGAGGATAAGGACAAACAGATTCAGATTCTTGCGGATCTGAACCACATTCCGGTTGATATGGTGAGTTTTGTGATTGATAACAGTGAGAAATTTGATACTTCAGAGACACCATTGTCTACAGAAGAATTTACAAAGTGGTGTGAGACGGAACTTGACCGTGTGGATGCTCATATCCATGCACAGGAAATATATTATAGAGAACTTTGCAATGTATACAGAATCGCAAGTACATACGGGAAAAGGAGTGCAAAATCGTGAGCAGAGGATTTCATAGCGAGAATGAATTATACAGTATGCAAAACAGTTCTATCGTGGAGCATTTTGACCACTGGAATCATATTCCATATGAATGTAGTTATCCTCAATTTGCAGAGAGACCGAGGATCAAGGAAAGGAGCAAGGATGGAGAGACTGACAAGAAGAAGTGCTAACGGAACAGGGATATATGCTACACCTAGCGGAGAACCTGTTAAATTGGAAAATAACCACCATAATGTATTACAGAAATTGGCAGATTATGAGGATGCTGAGGAGCAGGGATTGCTCCTGCGGTTGCTGTGTAAGGTGGGAGATACAGTTTATGTAGTCACTTCTCCATTTAATGTGTTTGATGATATTGAATATGATGAGAACATGAAAGACGAAGTCTATGAAGCTTATGTTTCTAGTGTATCATTTTATGAAAGCGGAGAACAATATAGAATTTACGCTAAGGTAACAAATCATTTTATAGGAGCATATTTTAGAGAATGCGATTTTGGTAAAACGGTATTTCTCACAGAAGCGGAAGCCGAAGGCAAGCTTGCAGAAATGGAAGGTGCGGAATGAAGAACAATATCCATAAAAAATTATTTTTTCAGGATAATTTTATCAAACGATACTGTTGCTCTTCCAGTAATCATCCAAGCGGTTGGTCATGGTGGAAACGCCATAACATAAAGAAGGAGCGCAAGAAATTAAAGGAAATGGGGTTCGAGGAATGAAGAGAGAAGAAGTTATTTACTGCTTAAAGGCTCAGAGCGAACGGTACTCAGAGGTTTGTGAAGAATGTCCTCTGTACGGACAAACTGGAGTAGATCATTGCTGTGAGGATGCGTTACAGATGGCAATCACCGCCTTGCAGAAGCAGCCGGTGTGGATTCCGGTAAGTGAAAGACTGCCGGAAGATTGTGTTCCTGTCAATATCACATGGGTAAACCACAATCCGGTTCCTTATTATGCAAGCATTAAAGATGTACCGTTTACAGCAACTGGTATCTGCTACAAGGGGAAATGGTACTGGTATTCGGTAGTATGTGAAGATTATCTCAAGGAATACGGAGAAAGATATGAAAAAGACGCTGTTGATGCTGATATCGAGGTTACAGCCTGGATGCCACTGCCGGAGCCGTACCGGGAAAGTGAGGGAAAATGATGGCAAAGTGTAAGAATTGCAAACATCTGCATACCATGTACGACTGTAGAGATGAATCATTTAAGTGGTGTGCATATATAAATGACAATCCGCATGAGGATATAGAAAGAGACTGCGAGCACTACGTACCTATGATCAACGCAGACCGGATCAGGAGAATGACGGACAAGGAGTTGGCAATGGCGCTATTATGTGTCCTGCGGAATTTATTAAAAAGTGACAAGGTATGCGATTTTAGCCATGATTGTAAAGATTGTACGCTGGCATGGTTGCAGAAAGAAAGTGAGGAATGAGGATGCAAGATAGATATTTATTCCGTGGAAAGCGGATTGAAAACGGGGGATGGGTAATTGGAAATTGTATTGATGATGGTGTAACAGGACAAGTATTTATTCATGCAGTTGGTAACTCGGTAAATGAGAGTGATAAGGTCGGAGAAGAAGGGTGTTTGCAGTTTGTGGCATTTGAGGTAGCACCATCCACTATCTGCCAGTGTACAGGACTTAAGGACAAGAACGGTAAGCTGATTTGGGAGAATGATATTGTAAATGGCAGTATTAAGCGTGGAGCGGCATTTTACAGATGTTTGGTTCTGTGGAATGAGTGCAAGGCAAGATTCGATGTGAGAGCTATGGGCTGCAATTTCCCAATGACACTTGATGAGTGCACAGATGATATTTCTATGAGTGGTTTTGAATATGAGGTTGTCGGAAATGTATTCGATAACCCGGAACTGTTGGAGGAGTAGCCATGACGGAGAATGGAGCAATGGAACTTAAACCATGCCCGTTCTGTGGCGGAAAAGCAATGTTCTTAACCATTACAAATAAGTCATCACATTCGGCTGTTGGGGTAATGTTCAAAATCAAATGTATGAAATGCGGAACAGAATTTCCAAAAAGCTATGAATGTGAGATGTACATGGATCAGGACGGAGGCATCAGAACAGGGAAAGACGAGCGAACAAAAGCAATTACAGATTGGAACAGGAGGGCGAACGATGGGAAGACTGATTGATGAGAATTTACTAAAGAAAAATTGTAAGTGTGCAGGCACATTTGAGAATAATTTTCAATGTGTAAGTTTAAAAACATTAGGAGAGGTTATTGATGCACAGCCAACCGCCTACGACCCGGGCACGGTTACGGAGCAGTTTGAAGAACGCACAGCATTCCTTAAAGACTGTACAAAGTATGGAAATCAGACAACAGATCAGCAGTCAAAATCCTACGACACTATGATGATGTATGAGGTCAAGGATTTGGTGGATGATTTGATTGAAATTGTGAAAGGTGGTGGCACAGATGGCAATTAAACCGATTTTATTCAATACGGAAATGGTTAGGGCGATTCTGGAAGGGAGAAAGAGTTGTACGAGGCGAATCAATAAAGATGCAAATGAGTATACCGTACCGGATATGGATTTTTACAATGCTGACAGGCGGACTTACGCAGTACATAATTATTCGGACAAAGAACACAAAAATAAGTTAAGTATAGCAGAACGTACCTGCCCTATCTGCCCGGGGGATGTTCTGTATATTCGCGAGACATGGACGGAGGAATGTGGAAAATATTATTATCGTGCGGACTATGACAGCGATTATTTAGACCCATTTGAAACCTTATCTGGTGGTTATCCGGCAAGTTGCAGAAATCATCCTGGATGTGACGGATGTATGGCAACTTCAACGAGAATACATTGGCACCCATCAATCCACATGCCGAAAGAAGCAGCTCGTATCTGGCTGAAAGTTACGGATGTAAGAGTAGAGCGGTTGCAGGATATGACAGACGATGATGCAGAAGCAGAGGGATGTTTCGATTATACATCAACAGCACTTGGTTTTCCCGATGTATGGGATTCCACCATCAAGAAATCCGATCTTGACAGTTACGGCTGGGATGCGAATCCGTGGGTGTGGGTTATCGAATTTGAGCGGTGCGAAAAGCCGGAAGGAGTGTGAATATGTCTAAAGCAGTATTGGTAATGGATATGCCGGAAAACTGTGAGAATTGCGCTTGCAAATATCCCAGTTATAAAGACGATGCTCTTTACGACTGTGCTATTACAGGGAAAACAATTCCGATAAATGGCGGACGCTACGGGGAAAAGCCGGATTGGTGTCCGCTCCGGGAACTGCCGGAAAAGATGGAAGTGTGTGGAAAATACAATTCTGATTATTATGCAAAAGGCGGTAAAATGCCATCATACAAGATAGGATGGAATGACTGCTTGGATGAAATCTTAAAGGAGCGTGATGCAAAAATGAATAACATTGATTATACCGCCCTGTATGCCGATAATGCGGACTTTAAACGCTACGTTGACAGATACTGCGTGAAGCACAGAATCAGCGTTGCAGAAGCCTTACAACACTATCTGGTGCAGGCGGCAGGACGGGTGTACAAGGAGCAGGCAGAAACGACAATAAGAAAGGAATAACACTTATCCTCGTGAAACGAGGTTTCCTTGAATCAGAATCAAGGTTGTAAAAATTGATAAATGCTAGATTGAAATGTCATGGTTCTCCTGAGAAATAGTGGCTATTCATACGCTACTTAGGTATCGCCCCAGAAAAAGCTAACGGCTAGAGGTAATAACTCCCAAAGACTACAAAGCAGATTGTAAATTTGCCACACGGATAAATGTAGTGTGGTGTGTTGGAAGATTTTATTAAAAGGTCTATCGAGCGTGTGAAACTGGCAAGCGAAATGTCGTTATCACATTATGGCAAGCCACTTGTTTGTGAGTATTCTGGCGGAAAAGATTCTGATGCGTTGCTGTGGATATTTGAGCAGAGCAATGTACCGTTCGAGGTACACAATTCTCATACAACAGTAGACGCACCACCGACAGTAAAGCACATAAGAGATACTTTCAGACGGTTGGAATTAAAAGGTGTGAAATGCACTATTGATTATCACATCAAGAGTAACAGAAAAGTGGTGACAATGTGGAATCTTATTCCAAAAAAACTGATGCCACCAACAAGGCAAGTAAGGTATTGCTGTTCAGAACTGAAAGAGGGTGGAAATGCGAACCGCATGATTGCTACTGGTGTACGGTGGGAAGAAAGTACAAAGCGTAGCAATAGAAGTCCATTTGAAGTCTTAGGGGCAACGGCAGACAAAAGTATCGGTGTATCTGATGAAAAGATGCTGATAACAGATAATGACAGCACGAGAAGATTATTTGAAAGTTGCCAACTTAAAGCAAAAACCGTAGTAAACCCTATAATTGATTGGAGCATTACTAATATATGGGATATTATCCACGGAGAAAATATTCCAGTTTGCGAGATGTATTCGTGGGGATACGAAAGGTTAGGCTGTATAGCTTGTCCTCTTGCTAGGAAATGCCAAAGAGAAAGAGAAATTTACGATTTTCCGCAGTACAGAACAGCTTATATAAAAGCGTTTGGAAGAATGCTTGAGGTAAGAAAGCAAAGAGGAAAAGAAACAAAATGGACTTGTGGAGAAGAAGTATATTTATGGTGGATGCAGGACAAAAATGTTGTAGGACAAATAAGTTTGTCTGATTTTATGGAGATTTAACAATGAGCATTATTTTTAGAAAGGAATAACGAATCCTCGGTAAACCGAGGTTATGTAAAGGGTAAAGTAAAATAGATTTGCATATAAAACATAGTAAAATGAGTGGCTTGCGAGAATAGCCTTAAAGTATGCTAAAAAACGCTTGCTGACTATGTTATCCACGATACATGGATTTGTAGCGTGGTGTTATGGCAGAAAAGCTAAAAGTGTGTTGGGTAAGTGCAGGAGTATCATCATTTATGGCGGGATACCTTGCAGGAGATGTTGATAAGTGGATTTATATAGACATTGCCGACCAACACGAGGATAGCATGAGATTTATCAAGGATTGTGAAAAAGCAATCGGAAAAGAAATTGAGGTACTTAGATCTACGGAATATGGATATGTGGAAGAATGTGTCCGAGCGTTCGGAGGGTTCCGCAGCGCAGGCAACGGATTTGCACCATGTACGAACTGGCTGAAAAAGCGTGTACGTAAGCAATGGGAGCAGGAACATAAGCAATACGACCTGACATATGTATGGGGATTTGATCTGAAAGAGCGCAACCGGGCAGAGCGGACGGTAGAATCTAATCCACAAGCGGAGCATGAATTTCCGCTGATTGACCGGAATCTGTCAAAGGAAGAGGTTCACGGACTGTTTGAGCGGACGTTCGATTTCCCCAGACCGAAGATGTATGACCTGGGATATCCGAACAATAACTGCATCGGATGTGTCAAGGGTGGTATGGGGTATTGGAACAGGATACGCAAGGACTTCCCGGAAGTATTTGAGAGCCGGGTGCAGTTGGAACGACTGGTTGGATATTCTATTCTGAAAGAGAGTGACGGGACGCCGTTATATCTCGATGAACTGGATCCCAACCGTGGAGACATGAACACAGAAATATTCCCGGATTGTGGAATCATGTGCTATTTAGCACAGAAATAATAGGAGGATAACAAAATGAATAACAATGTATGTTGCGAAGAAAAAGTTAATAAACCGATGTGTGTTGCTGACTATGAGCATGAGACCAGAAATAATTTGCTTGAGACTAGAGCAGTATTATCAGCTATTTATTGCACCATTACATCCGACAACAATAATGACAATAATATAGGGGAACCGAATTGCCTCACGGATGAAGTAATTGCAAACAAGGAACTGGCATGTCAAATTTGTACCATTGCTAAAGACATCAACAGAGTACTGTTTAATTCATAACACAGAGAAAGGAGCCGAGACTCTGGCCAGAGTGAAGCATATGCGGTCTCCTTGAAAAAATGAAAAAATTAAAATGTGAGATTTACAGAGATTCAATGCAGAACTATAAGAAATATGCCATACCTCCGGCACAGCTTATCATTGCCGATGTTCCGTATAATGTCGGAAAGAATTTCTACGGAAGTAACCCTATGTGGTACAACGGTGGGGATAACAAGAACGGAGAAAGCAAGCTGGCAGGTAAGGCGGCATTCAATTCCGATTTCAACTTTAATCTATATGAGTATTTCCATTTTTGCTCAAAGATGCTGAAAAAAGAAGACAAGAATAGCGTTACCAGGGGAAGAAGTAGCAACAGTCCTTGCATGATCGTGTTCTGCTCTTTTGAACAGATGCCTACGCTGATTGATGCCGCCTATAAACATGGATTCGTCCATTACATACCGTTGGTATTTGTTAAAAATTACAGTCCGCAGGTGCTTAAGGCAAATATGCGTGTGGTTGGTGCCACGGAATATGCTCTTGTGTTCTATCGTGACAAGCTGCCAAAGTTCCGAAACGGTGCAAAGGTTGACGAGGACGGAAAGACGATCCGTGGCACTGGAAAAATGATTTTTAACTGGTTCAGTTGGGAGAAAGACGGAAAAGATATTCCGAAAATTCATCCAGCACAAAAGCCTGTAGCACTATATGAATGGCTCCTAAACCGCTATGCAAAGCCCGGAGACATTATCCTTGACACTCATGTAGGCAGTGCTAGCAGCTTGATAGCCTGCTACAGAACCAACCATCCATATGTTGGATTTGAACTGGACAAGTATTATTATGATTTATCCAAAAAGAGATTAGATGCAGAAATGGCACAAATGCGATTATCTGATTTTATGCCGGAGGTGATGCCATGAAAAATAACATTATCATTGACTGCTTTGCCGGTGGCGGCGGAGCAAGCGTAGGAAGTGAAATAGTAACTCAAAATTTGAGTTAAGAAGTGAAAAATTTAATTAAAAATTTGAGTTACTATTTGAGTTGTTTTAAATAAGTTAAATTAGGATTTAGGGAGCGTTTATGAAAATATCAAAGCTATTAAATTGTATAAAAGAAAATCTGAATAGTGGTTGTTTGACTCTTGATTCAGAAGTATGTATCAGAAATGATTGGGGAGATATTTACCCTGTAGAAGATATAAGGATTGAAGAAAATGAGTTATTATTAGCGGATCAAGAACCTACTTAAACTGAAATATTAGAATTTAACGGAGGTAGAACATGAGCTGTATGCGATGTATCTGCGAGCATTGTGCAAATAATCCCAACTGCTTTGACCATTGCCAGGGTGAGATGGATGAACCGTGCTTTAACTGTGATGATTGCATTCACTGGGATGGCAAGACAGGACGGGAGATGTGGCGAGACGAGTGCCCCAAGTACAAGATAACCGAGTACTGGGCAGCGCATCTCCGGCGCAAAATGAAAATCATTTAAAGTTTAGTGGAGGAAATAAATTATGGGAATGACGAGGAATCAGCTTGCTTTGGTACGATATGTTGCTGAAAACAATATACAAAAAGCCAAAGATGCAGCTCTTTGCTGCTGTGCGGAAGATACAACTCAGAAGAATCACTATGCAGTCACAAAATATCAAAGTCTATTACGATCTGGTGGAATGAATCTTATGGAGCTACCAGCAAATGTTTCCAGTTTTGCAACGATGGAAGATCTGACAAATACATACTTAGAAAGCAGATATTATCTGACCAATGAAGAAAAGGAATTATTCGAACTGATCAAGAACATGAATGATGTGAGTTTACAGCTTATGGAGAAAAAGATTCCGTATCTGAATGCAACATTGCTCTATGGCGAGAGCGGAGTCGGGAAGACGGCTTTTTCCAGGTATGTAGCATATAAACTTGAAATGCCGTATTTATATGTGAATTTTTCAAGAATGCTTGATAGTTATCTTGGTGGAACTGCAAAAAATCTTACGAATCTGTTTAATTTTATCAATCAGCATCAATGCGTTGTAATGTTGGATGAAATCGACAGCTTGGCAGTAAAGAGGGAATATGGTGGAGGAGGAGCGAGCGCAGAGGTTTCCAGAAGTACAACATGCTTGTTACAGCTGTTAGATGCAGTTACTAACGACCATGTAATCATTGCCGCAACAAACCTCATAGATGATGTTGATACTGCAGTGAAGCGTAGATTTACAGAAAAGCATGAGTTACATAGGCT